GATTGGTCGAGCAGCCACGACACCTGGGCGAACGCGATATCTGCGATGGCTGTCGGGGACACGCTGATCGTCAAGGCAGATTACGCCGAAGGGGGTATGAGCGGCGCCTTGGGCTTCCCTGGGAGTAACGGCACGGGGTTCTGCTATGTCGTGACGGTCGACCCGAACGACACCTCCGCCTTCCAAGAGGGGTCCGACTACAACATTCAGACGGACGCCGGGGTCATCGATCTGGGGATCAACGGGCGGGTGGTCATGATCGGGCTGCACATACGGATCGGCGACGACCTTGCTCTTGGCAACTTCGACGAGTTGTATCTGTACAACGGGAAGCTAGTGGTCAACCGAGGGGGCAGCGGATCCACCGCAACGTTCAGGTCATCCGACAACTCGCAGCTAGTCCTACAGGACTCGACATTCGGGTGGGACGTGCAGGACAACGCTGGGTACATGGGCGAGAGCACGCCGAACATTCACACCATCGGCGGGACGTTACTGAACCCACCCAACAGCCAGCTATGGGGCGAGGCCCTCCAAGGGGAAGTGGGCAACGGCTCCATGCGCGACCTGGATTGCTCGGGCGTTACCGGCGGCGGCTCGCCGAGCTTGATGCCGGATGACATAGACGCCGGAAACCGTCTCGAGTTTACCCGCGTCAAGATCGCAGCCGGCACGGCGATTTTCTCGGGCGCGATGTATGGGGAAGGCACGTCCGTAGTGGCCGAGAGCGTCGACTCGGGGGATGGGTATCAGTATTTCGAGCACCATTACTACAACGGGGTGATCTCAGAGGACGAGAGCATCGACCGTCAGGGCGGCGCGACCTACGATGGCACCAACCTGTTCTCCGCGCTGTTCGAGCCGAACACGGACGTCAACATCTATTCGCCGTTGCGCTTCAAGCTCGCGGAGCTGTTCTTCGATGACCTCTCCTCGGACACGACGCTCACCGTCTACCTGACGAGCGCCGCGTCGCTGACTGACACCGAGTTCTGGCTGGAGATCGAGCACCCCGACAGCACGGACCTTGCGCTCGGCACGCTCGCCTCGACGCGCAACTCCGACGTGCTCGCGACCGGCACGACGCTCTCGGCCGGCGCTCAGACGTGGAACAGCGAACGGGCTGAAGACTACAAGGTCGCGCACACCATCTCGGCGATCACGAGCGGCAAGGGCCCGGTCACGGTGTGGGCGTGCCTCGCCAAGGACACCGACGTGAACGTCTGTCCGAAGGTCGAGGTCGGCTGATGGCGGACTTCGCGGAGAACCAGCAGCTCGCGCCGGGCGGCGGTCTCGTCAACGTCGAGGAGATGCCGCAGGACGACGACCTGTTCGCGCTGATTCCGGGCGTCGGGATCGTCAAGGCGCGTGCGGCGGCTGCGGGCGGGGGTCCTACCTTCGAGCAAGCCGTCGCTGGAAGCATTACTCCTATCGGGAGCCTTGGCATCAAAGTGAAGTTCGCGGCTGGCGTCACTGGCAGCAGCACGCCCAGCGGAGCAGTCATCAAGCGAGTGCGCACGGGAGTAAGTGGGAGCGTTACCCCGAGCGGGGCCACGGTTAAGAAAACTGCAAAAGGAGTCTCCGGCAGCATTTCTCCGAGCGGGTCCGTTCTGAAGAAGGTGGGTAAGGCGGTAGCCGGCAGCCTCGCCCCGGCGGGTGCCCTCTACGTGACATGGAAGCAGGCGCTTGCCGGGAGCACGACTCCCTCGGGGTCGCTGGCCTCTCAGCTCATCGTCAAGAGCGGGATCGGTGGTATAATCGTCTGGCTCCGTCGCCGGCGGAAGGCACCATAGGAGAGAGCAATGGCGGTCATCAGCTACAAGGAGGAGTTCTCGACCATCCGCTTCGGCCACGGGGTCAAAGTGGTGAAGTGGGAGGAGATCACCGAGAACGACACGTGTCAGGTGTACGAGGACGGGGCCGGCAGCGACAAGTCCGTGCACGTCAACGGCAGCTTCGGTGGCGGAAGCGTCAGCCTGCTCGGGTCCAACGACGGATCGAACTTCCCCATCCTCAAGGACCTCGACGGGAGTGCGATCACCATGTCGAGCGAGGGACTCGTGACCGTGCGCGAGAACGTGCGGTACTACAAGCCCGGGACTCCGGGAGGAACGGGCGTCAGCGTCAGCGTGTACATGCTGACCAAGGTGGTGCGGTAGGTATCACGTGATACCCAACAGGAGGGCAGGCAGATGGTGGGAGCACTGGTAGGCGCGGGACTCAAGCTGGGAACGACGCTCATCGAGCGGTTCTTCCCCGACCCGAAGCAGCAAGCCGAGGCCAAGCTCAAGCTGCTGGAGATGGAGCAGCACGGAGAGCTGGCCGAGCTGGAGGCAGCCGCCGGCATCGTGCGCGCGGAGGCGGAGTCGGAGCACTGGCTCACCGCCAACTGGCGCCCGCTGACGATGCTGACGTTCGTCGTCATCATCGCCAACAACTACATCCTCTACCCGTACCTCAGCCTGTTCTGGACGGACGCGCCGTCGCTCGCCATCCCGCCCGACATGTGGGATCTGCTGAAGATCGGGCTCGGCGGCTACGTGGTCGGGCGCTCGGCGGAGAAGACGGTCAAGCTGTGGCGGGCGAAGGAGAGCGCAGATGGCTGAGCTAATCCTCGTGACCGTGTGCATCCTCGGGACGGTACCGCAGAGCTGCGCGACCGCTCGCTTTCGTGAGCCCGAGTTCTACATGAGCAAGGAGGCGTGCGCCGAAGCGGGCTACCGTCTCGCTCGGGCGATAGCTGTGCGCAGGCTCGAAGCGAAGATCGGAGACGAGTTCAGGTCAATAGCGACCTGTCGTATGGTCAGTGGCGCTTGAATCTGTACGGCCGCAGGAGCTACGATCTCCTGACCCGGTAGGGTGGTAGCGGGTGCCCCGAGAAGTCTACGCCTGCCGCAGCCTCGCAAGCGTCCGGGGTCATTCTGAGGCTATCCTAACCCTGCCGTAGACGGCCAGCAGCGCCGCCTCGCAGCGCCCGTCGAGGAGGCCCATGCGCTCGCCCCACCACAGGTGGCGATAGCGGTCTCCGAAGTGCTCGACGCACTTGACGAGCGATGACTCCTTCTCCGCCGTCACCCCCATCCTCGGCTTCCACACGCTCGCCTGTACCTCCTCGTAGGGGACGCGAGCGTACTCCAGCATGCCGATGATGATGCCGTACTCGCGGAGGTAGTTGGCCGTCGAGGACACTCCCTGTGCCCTGGCGCCTCCCTTGCGCATCGGCTGCGCCCGCTCGATCCAGACGCGCGCTTCAGCCGTGCAGGCGATCCGCTCGACGGCTTCTCCAAGAGAGGAGCGGTCGCCGGGCATGTCGATCACGTGCAGGACCTCTCCGCCCAGGAAGGCGAGGGCGCCGGACTTGCCGGGGTCGATGCCGACGCAGACGGCCACTACGCTACCCCCAGCTCGTTACCCCAGGAGTCCCAGCCTCGCGCGCGCTCGCGAGCGAACAGCTCGATGCGCGATAGGTCTCCCATGAGGGCGACGATCCTGTCGCGAACTACGGGAGGCTTCGCCGAGTGCCTGCCCGCGCTCGCCTCGACTACTTGGTGCACGCTCGCGCTCACTCGCGAGGGCCTGCCTCTGGCACCCAGGAGGCAGAACTCCGTGTTCGAGCGCGTCCACTGACCCATGCCCCACAGCAGAGACCCACTTGGATCGTTGCGCTTCACCCACACGAACGCGACCGTGCGGTAGATGAAGCCCCACTCCCTCATGACCCACAGGGCCTCCTGCACTTTCGGCCAAGTGGCCCACATGAACAGGGCGCAGCTGTCGCTCGCTATGCGCCCGACCGGGAGGGCGGCGATCTCCTCGTCGGTCATGAGGTCGTACTTGTGGAACGCGCCGCGCTCGCCCGCGCTGGCCTTGTCTCGGTACGTCCACGCGGGATCCGCGTAGACGATCTCGTAGCGCTTGCGCGTGCTGTAGATGTTGATCACTCGCTCTCCTTCTTCGCGATCGTCACCAGCACGTAGTCGCCGGTCTCTTGGTCGAGGAACCCCTCGACAACGCGCCTCCCGTTGTGGTCGCTGCCGATGTCTGCCTTGCGGAACGTGTCACGGTCCACTACGTCGGCGCTGTATTTCGGCCCGGTGTCCTTCTTCTTTCTGAACATCGCCATTGGTTACCTCACTTGCGATACCTGTCGCCCGTCCACACGTCGGCGTCGATGGGCCACTCGGCCCACCATGGCTCGGGTTCCAGCATGAGTTCCCTGTACTCCCCCACGCTCCCGAAGCCGACGGGAACCTCGCTCACCGCCTCGTCGTACACGGAGAGTATCACGTGATACCCACTGCGGTCGATGCGAAGCAGAGCCGGCATCAGCACCTCTCTGGCGTGCGCCTGCGTCACCAGCCCGCACAGTCGACCACCGTACCCGCTGATGCGGCGCCACTGCCCCTCCTTCATGCTCATGTACGTCAACTGGGGGCGTGGTACGCAGTCGCACTCTCCAGTAGCGCACTCGACCTTCGTGTCCGGGTCGTGCCAGTGCGGCATGCTGATGCGCATCTGCGGGTCCCATAGCCACAGGCGCTTGCTGCTCAACAGTCGGATGCTCAGCCAGTTCTCGACCATTCGGAACTCGATCGGACCGACCTCGGTGTCCCTCCCCGTGGTGACGCAGCGAGCAGCCGCATGCTCAAGGTCGTACCAGAACGAGACGATGCGCGGGTGCTTCTCGCGCCACGCTCGGCAGTAAGCTATCACCTCCTCGTCCGAGTGGTCGCTGCTCGCTTTCGGGTCCTGCGTGCGCCACGCTCCGAGCGCACCCCCGTACCCGAACGCCAACTCCCCTTGCTTGCCCGCCTGCCGCTGCTTCGGGAACTTGTCCTTGAAGGCGCTTTTGTCGGCGCGGGCCAGTATCAGCGCTTCCTCACCCAGCCCGAACATCTCGTACGCCATCAGCTCGTAGATAGGCTCCTTGTGCCTGAAGGCTTCGATCTTCCAGTCTTCCTCCGCGAGGCAGGCGAGTATGACGGCCTCGATCGAGGTATAGTCTCCCGCGTATATCTGACGCCTTGGCTCAGCGCAGATGTGGTGGCGCACGGCTTTCGCTACGGCGTCCATCGCGTCCCCGTACATGCAGTCGAGGAACGCGGGACTCCTGTGCGAGATGTCGCGCACGAGCTGCTCGGGAGGCACGTCCTCCATGCTGCGCTTGAGGTTGAGGGGCTGGAATCCGGTGCCTGTCGCTCGCCCGCTGTTCGCCCCGTGGTAGCGCGTCTGGTATCTGGCCCGCCCGTCGCGCGCGCGATTGCGCAACATGGCAACGAGCTTCTTCGTGCTGGCCTTGTTGTACTGACGTCGCAGCTCAAGCGCTCTGTAAGCCTCGCCCTCCGGCGTGAAGTCGTGCAGGCCGGCGAGCAACTCCTCGATGTAGTCTCCCTGTAGGCTCTCGACCGGACACCCTCGCTCGCGAAGCCACGCGCTGACCTTGGCGTGCTGAAGCGGGCCGAGGCCGGTTATCTCGCGGAACTCACGCTCCAGCTCTCCTGCCCTCTGCTTGACCACTGCGATTGAGTCGCCGATGCTGCCTGCATCGAGGTACAACCCTCGCAGGTTGATGCGCTGGTCGAGGAGGAAGACGGCCAGCTCTTGCTCGGGTAGGTCCCCGAGGAAGTCAGAGACTGTCTCCTCCAGCAGCACGTCGCGCTTGCAGTAGTCGACGAATTTCTGATGGTCCTCCTCGGGTATCTCTGCGCGCGACGTCTTGAGGTACAGCTTCGAGTACCGGCTGATGAGGCGCCCGCCCTCGGGATCCTTGCCCTCCATGCCGAGGGCTCGGCAGCACTTATCGAGGGCTTGCGGCAGCGAGTAGTAGGCCGCGACCGCCATTGTGTCTCGCCACTGCTCGTCTCGGGGGAGCGGCCAGTCGTGCCGTGGGCCGAGCACGTTCTCCCACAGGGAGCGCTCGAAGCTGACGTTCCACGCCTCGATGGCGTGGCCCTCGTCGAGCGCCTCGAACAGGTCCTCGGGAGGTGGGCAGCCTGCTATGCCGTCGACCTCGGGCCACCACTCTCGGATGGGCTCGTCGTCGATGGCGTAACAGGCACAGAGGATCTCCGTGGTCGGGTGCTCGGAGTAGACCCACGAGCCAACCTGGGGCAGGTTGGCGTAGCTTCGAGTCTCAAGGTCGAGCGTGATCATCAGGTGCAGCCTAAAAGGCGCTGCACAACGCGACGAGGACGTACGCGCAGATCACGATCCCGATCGCGATGAAGATCCACTCCAGCATGACGTCACCCCACGTCGGCCGGATACAACGTGGAGAAGCCGTCGTCGTCTACCTTCTCGGGGGTCATCGGCTCGCCGTCCGTCGTGCCGACCTCGCGCGGCTGGTTGCGAGCGAACAGGTCGGTCAGGCGCTTGGCCTCGGTGACCAGATCGACCAGCTCGATCTCGGTGAGAGGGCTGCGCTCCCGTGCGGCCATGAGGAAACGGATGGCTCGGTTGAACGCGTGCTTGCGGCGCGCGCGCAGCTCGTCTTCCGCCTGCTTGCGTATGTGTTGGTCGCGAGCGTGTTCCATCAGCCCTTCCTGAGTGCCGCCCTCCCACACCCAGCACATGCGAGCGCCGGAGATGTGCGTGTTGCTGAATGGAGCCGGCATGTCTATCCCGCTCTCGCGGGCTAGGTTGCGCGCCGCGTTGTACAGCGCTCCGAACCCTCGTTGCTCCGCGTCGCTCTCGCTCGGCAGCTTGCCTCGTCGCACCATGTCGCGCGCCGTCTCACACAGGTGGGGCGACGACGAGGACCTCGTGCTCGACGGGTATGACGCCCCTTCACCTTGCGAGACAATCTTCAGGTCGATGTCTCCGCCGTGGTTGAGAGCGTTCAGCTCAGCATTGCTCACGGTGACGACGAGCGTCAACTGACCGGGAGCTGTAGGCTCTACTTTCACTAGTCTCATGCCTGCCTCCTGTCGTCGGGTATCACGTGATACCCAGTTGGTCGGGGGAGGCTAGTGCCTCCCCGTACCTACCAGCGGACCGAACACGCTCGCTACCGAGTGCGACGCCGGTTCCTGCGCTTCTCGCCGCCCTCGCGACCCACCGGCTTGAACAACGTGCTGCGGTCGGCCGCCCGGACCAGCCGCTCGCCGTCGCGCGTCTTCTGGAAGGCGGCGAGGTACAGCTTGATGCCCGGGTTCCCCTCGTCCGTCTCGTAGAAGCCGACGTTGACGCCGACGATGCCGTAGCAGCCCGGGTACACCTCGCTCTGCCGTGCGGGAAGGATGCGCTCGGCGTCCGGATCGTACACCTGCACGCCGCCGGCCGCGTCCAGCCCGTCGCCGTTGTAGAGCGTGCTGGCCCGGATGACGGTCATGCCCTTGTAGGCGTCGCCGTCCTTCCCCTTCTTCTCGCGCTTCGCCGCGAGCTTGTTGCCGCTGAGCAGGGGCAGCACGAGGTCCTCGTCGTCGCCGGTGCCCTCGCCCCACTTGCGATCGGCGAGGTCGAGGAGGAAGTCCTCCAGGACGCCCACCTCCTCGTTGTCCTCGGGGATAGCGACCTCGACCTTGTACGCCGGGGTGGCCCGATCGTTGTAGGCGTCCTTCACGAACAGGTTGTGATTGATCACCCGGGCCTCGGGCAGGGTGAATGCGTCGAGCTTCAGGTCGTCCTTCTCGGCCATTGCGTTGCTCCTCACTTGACTACGGGCTTGAACAGGGACTTGGCGTCCCGCTTGATCTCCCGTCGTGGGTCGCCCTCGACCACGATGGTCGTACCGCCCTCGGGCTTGAACGCCCATCGGGCGGTGAACTCCGTACCTCCGGGAAGGGTGTCGATCTGCGCCGGGCTCTTGAGCACCGGCGTGGTGTACGCCAGCTTCTCGCCGAACTTCTTGACGGCGGCCTTGTCCGCCCCGTCCTTGAACTCGCGGTTCGTGCGCGACTTCACCAGCTTCACACCGGGCACCTTGTGCCCGTTGCTTTCGAGGGCGTGCGCCGTCTTGAGCGCACCCTTGAGCACGATCTTGTGGATCTCGTTCAGCTGGATGATACGCCCCAGCTGCTCGGGGGTCAGCGCCTCCGCCCCCTTACCCTTGTTGTCGATGACTTCGTTCGCCATGAGCAACAGTTCCTCCAACTCGGCCATGTCCCGCATGAGAGCCGGGCACTGCGCCAGCCGCGCGGGGCAGAACCGGCAGTGCTCGCCCGACTGAGTATCACGTGATACCTCCGCCCGCTCCATCGCTGGTAGCAGCACGTCGCCCAGCCAAGCGTCGAGGTCTTCGACGCTCATCTCCTCGAATCGGTGTGCGCCTTCTGGGTGCCATCCCCTCGGCTGGTAGATATGGAGCCGCACGCGATCGACGTCGTCCCACAGCTCGTGCTCCTCTAGTACGCCGCAGCCGTAGTAGCGAAGCTGGGGGTTGTCTGTGGCGTCGACCATGATGCCGGCCCCGTGCTTGTAGTCCCACACGTCGAGCACGTGGCAGCTGAGGAGGGGATCGTAACTGACGACCCAGTAGTCGGCGCGCCCGTAGTACAGCCGGTGCAGACTTGGACAGTGAAAGTCCTCCTCGATGGCGTATTTAGCGTGCGTGCCGAAGCCCCACTCCCCGATGACGCGAACGAACCCGTCGACGCAATCGGCCATCTCCTTGTCGACGAACAGTTCGTCACCATTCGGCAGGGTGTAACCCTCTCCCGGCTCGTCTCCCCGCTTGATGAGCGTCCACGGCTCCTCACCCGTGCGCAGGCAGTACTCCATCAGCGCGTGAGCCGCCGTGCCCTGCGCCGCGTACTCGCTCTCCGGGTCCTCGATCCCCTCAGAGAGTTGGACCGATCCGGGGCACACCATCCAGCGGTGTGCCCCGGAGGCCCCGAGTGGCGAGTGCTCCGGCAGTCCTTCCATACTCGCCGCGCCCATGTCAGTCGTCCTCCTGCATGTTGAAGTTCAGCTCGTCGATGAACTCCTCCCGCTTCTCGGCGGGGATGTCCGCGATCTTGCCGGACTCGGAGTAGTCGGCCACGATCTCGCGGATCACCGACTCGTCGAGGACCTCGGCCGCCCTGCTCGCCGCCTTCGACACGTCCTCCTTCGACGGCCCGCTCGGCTCGTCGGCCGACTTCGAGCGCCGACGCCGACCCGAGGGCTTGGCCTTCTCCTCCACCTTCTCCTCCACCTTCTCCTCCACCTTCTCCTCCACCTTCTCCTCGGACTTCGCCTTTCCGCCGCGCCTGCGACGGCCGCCCGAGGGCTTCTCCTCGGGGGAGTCGATGCCGGAGCCGGAGGTCTGACCCGCCGCCTCCAGGGTCATGCTGAGCATGCCGAGCACGTCGGTCAGCTCCAACTTGGAGGGGCTCTCGAGCGTCACGTCCACGCGCGTGCCCTCTCCACACGGCTCGACGCTGATTCTGGTCACCTTCATCTTCACTTCTCCTCTGTTGGGTATCACGTGATACCGTTGTCCAGCTCGTACTGTCGACGCCACTGTCGAGTGACGGCGAACAGGTCCCAGTAGTAGAGCACACGCCTGAGCGGATCCTGCTCGCGCAGGTTGTAGAACACGCCAGCTACCAGGTAGCCTTCCTCGTTCGCCAGCCGCAGGTACCCCTTCGGCGCGCTCTGGTCCGCGAACGTCACAGCCTCCTCTATGCTACGCGGGTGGCAGAGAACCGTCGAGCCCTCCCCCTCCCTGTGTATCTGAGGCATCCAGCCCTGCGCCAGCGCCCACCCAACTAGATGCTGAAATGCGCACTCCACGTGATCGAATGCGTCAGTCTGCATCTACCCGCCCCAGCGACCCGCTCATTGCGTCCGGCAAGCGTCGGGCGACCATCTCCAGCCACAGATTCGCCGCCTCCCGAACGTCAGCCGGCGCATCGTCCGGTATCTTCATCGAGAGCGTGTATCTGAAGCGAACAGGAATCCCGCAGAACAGAGCAATAACATCCTCCATCGTTGTCACCAGTACCATGCCTCACCTCCTAGCGTGCGCGTCGAGCGCCGCGTGTATGTTCCTGTCCTTCCAGACCGCAGTGCCGATCACCCGCTCGTGCAGCGTCCCCGGCACCACCGGCACGTGGCCCAGCACGTACTCGCCCTCCTGTCCTATGCGATGCAGGCGGTCGAGGAGCTGATCGTTCTTTCCCGGCACCCAGTAGAACTCGGCCAGCACGGCGTCCTGCGCCGCAGTCAGGGTCCACCCCTCGCCAATCGTGGCGAGCTGACCGAGGATGATTCGACACCCGGGGTCCTGCTGGAACTTGTCGACCGCCTCTTGTTTTGCCCGCGGCGAGGTGCCGCCGTCCATGTACACGAGCCCGTACCCTGACAGGCGTTCGCGTAGGTACTGAAGCACGCTCAGCCCCGTCTTCGCTACGCCCTCACCGTCGAGCGTGTTCCGGTGCCACGCTGATAGCAGTAGCTTGTGCACCCCCTCCTTGAGCAGCTCCTCTACGTAGTCGGCCACCATCGGGGCGCACGCCTCCCCGAGTTGGCGCATGGCAGTGCTGATGGCGCCGTCCACCGGCACGCTGCGGTCGAAGGCGTCGGGGTCCAGCTCCCACAGGCGCTCGGCCTCCTTCCACCCTCGACTCTCCAGCGCTCTCCTCACGGCCGGCGTTGTCTCCAGGGGGACGAGGTGCCATCGCTTCGGGGGCAGCTGCTGCAGCACGTCCTCCTTCAGCCGGCGCACCATCACCCGGGAGCGCAGGCGCCACTGGAGGTCCTCCATGTTGACCGGCACGTTGCGCACGGAGTTTGAGAAGTGAACTCGGCTCTCGTAGTGCGGCTCGCAGGGCATGCCGTACCTGTCCTTCGTCACCAGCACTGGCCCCCTGACGACGCCCTCGCCTTCTTCGTAGTAGTAGTCTCGGAAGGTATCGAGGCTCATGCGATCGATGGCGTCCCAGTCCATGAGGCGCACGGCGTTGTAGCACTCGATAGGCTGGTTCGGGAGGATAGTGCCGGAGAGCAGCGTGAAGCGGTCCGACACGCACGGGAGCATGTCTGGCGCGCAGATCGCACGGGTGCGCTTGTTCCCTTTCGGGTCCTTGAGGGCATGCGCCTCGTCCAGCACTACGTGATCCCATCGGGCGTCGAGTATGGCGTCCATGATCCCATCGTTGCGCAAGAGGTCGTAGCTGATCACCACGAAGTCGTGCTCCAGCGACACCCCGTCCTTGCTCTTGAGCACGGGGTAGACCGTAGCGCCCTCGGTCGTGGACCACATCTTGATCTCTCTGGCCCAGTTGAGTCGGAGCGAGGCCGGGCAAACGACAAGCGTGCGCTCGGCCCCGATGGCGTTCCCGTAGAGGATGGACTCCGCCGTCTTGCCGAGCCCCGGCGCGTCTCCGATGAGGCAGTGGCGTCGAGAGATCCGGTACTCGACCGCCGCCTGCTGGTACGGAGAGGGCCGATGCGGACCCCACTCGGGCCACGGCGCCTCGTACCACACCGGCTCGACCGCGCGGCTGGCAGCGTAGGAGTCGGCGTCGCTCACTGTTGAGGTTCTTCCCGGTCGTACTCCTCACCCGGTCTCGCGTAGTCGCTCGGGAGCATGCCGTCGTCCTCGGGAAGGTCGTCGTCCACGAAGTCCTCCAGAGGATAGCCGTCGCCGGGCTCGAATCCACGGGTATCACGTGATACCTTCGACACCTTTGAGTTCGCCGGGAACTGCTTCGGCTGGCACTCCGGGCACCCATCGAGGTCGTGCCGGTTGCAGTACCAGCAGAAGCCCTGGGCCGGCCCGCAGCTCGGGCATCCCGGATCGCCGCACATGCAGGGCACGTCAGTACCTCCAGTCGAGGCAGCGCCCCGGCTCGGGACCGAGCGCCTGGGACGGCGTGTACCAGATCTCGCCTATCGCCTCGCACGAGTGCGCGGCCATCGGCTCGTCCGTGTACGCGCACCCCGTGAGTACCAGCGCCAGCGTCAGCACCAGCATCGTGCCTGCCATCGTCCTCATCTCACACCTCCGCCTGCCGTCGGCCGCTACCAGATCCTCAGCGCCAGCTCGGTGACCGCCGCTCCCCAGGCTGCCGCGCCTAGGCTGACGCACGCCAGCTGCGCGTAGCGCACGAAGCCGAAGATCCACAGAGGGCGTACGTATGCCGACTGCGGGTCCTCGACGCGCGTGACCACGTGGGTCCCCTCCAGCACCCGGAAGCCAACGAGCCCTGCCTCCGAGAACCGTATCTGGTCACCCACCCTGCACCCGTGATCGCTCGTTACGGTCACCCTGCTCTCGCGCCACACGTCGTCGGTGAACACCGCCACGAACGCGCACGCCCACGAGAGCAGCACGGCCAGCGCACCAATCTCGCTGTTGTACTTCGTCAGCACGAGCAGCGAGCCCGCATTGAGGAAGTTGCCGGCCATGGTGGCGACCAGCTGGTTGTACGTCACGCTCACGCCGCACCTCCTAGCTGTCGAGCTGCTGAGAGAACTCCCCGCAGCGCCACTTACAGTTGGGGTAGAACGACAGCTTCTGGATCTGCGGTGGTGCCCCGACCACCGGCCCGGGCACGATCTGCTGCGTGGCCGTCGGGGGCGCTCTCCTGCACTCCCAGTTGTCCCCGTCGACTACCGCTCGATGACGGCAGCCCTCGCACGTCGGCCAGCTACTCGCCTGCTCGTCCACGCCTCACCTCCTTCGCTCGCTGGTTGTCGGGACCGGCGCGCAGCGTGTGCCTCTGCCCGGTCGCCTCCGCGTGCTGGTTGCGCACCACCTTGGCCGCTCGCTTCGAGTCGAACCAGATTGGCTCGCCGTCCTCGGAGCGCACCAGCTCCTCGGGCAGCTCGTCCGTGGCCACCCGCACGATTCCGTACAGCCTGAGCCCCTTTCTCGTCTTCACCGTCCGCCCCTCGCTCGCTTGACTTTCGCTCGCAGCTGAGCACCCTGCCTCCCGCCGTGCGATCGCACCATCCTCTCGCGCTTGCGATTGCGGCGCTGGTTGCGGGGACGCTGAGGCGGGCCGTAGTTGTGCGTAGCCGCGTACCCTCCGGTAGCGAACCTGCCTCCCATGGGAAGCGAGTCGTCGCTCAGGTCCTGCCTGACACCGGCGTCCGAGGGAGCGCGCTTCTTCTGAAACCCGAGCAGCGCTAGCAGCGCTCTGAAGATGTGCTGAAGCAGCGCTAGCAGCGCTCTGAAGATGTGCTGAAGCATCGCCGGTTCCTCCAGCTCAAGGTATCACGTGATACCCTGCGAGAAAGTGGGGGAGAGGGCAAGGTGTGGAGTGCCTGCCCTCTCCCCCGGTCCGCCCGGTGCCGAGCTACGTGGGCGGTTGCTACTCGTCGTACACGAGGCGGGCGCCGACCTGCTCGGCCACCCACTCCGCGAACTCGATGCGCGACTTCGCCCGCAGACGCTTGAACCCGGAGCGGAGGCGATCCTGCCCCTTGAGCTTGGAGTCCTCGGCCTCCTCGTTCTCGTCCGAGCCGGCGATGCCGTACATCTCCGCCTGCTGCCGGAGCAGCTCCTCGCGCGCGTCCGGCTCCATGTCGTCGAGCGCCATCCGCACCTTGGTCGGGTCGGCCGCCGGCTCGCCGCTGGACTTCTGCTCCTTCTTCGCCCGGTGCTTCGCCTGCGTGGCGGCGTGGCGCTCGCGCTGGTCCTCCAGGAGCTTCTGGCCGGCGCCGGGCTCCTCGCGCTCGGCGACGCCGATGCGGAGCAGCTTCTTGATGCTCTGCTGCCCGAGCCGCTCCGGCTCCTCGCCCTCGCGCTTCGGAGGGAAGTGGAGGTTCTCGGCGGCCCAGTCGTAGAACTTGACGCCGGCCGTCTTCGCGTGCTCCTGCGCCGTCGCGATCTCGATGGCGACGGCGAGCCGGTGGTCGACAGCCTTGCCCTCGGCCCGGTCGAGGGCGACGAGGCGGTGGTTGATCTTCTGCCGGTCCTTCTCCAGCTCGGACTCGGCCTTCTCCCGCGCCCGCTTCGCCTTGGCCTCCGCCGCCTCCTTCTCCTTCTTCTTGACCTCGTCGGCCGCCGCCTTGCGCGCCGCCTTCTCGGCCTCCCTGGCCTCACGGGCGAGGCGCTGGGCCTCGGTCTCCCCCTTCCTCGCTGCGGTCGTCTTCGTCGTCGGCTTCTTCTTGCGCGTGGTCTTCTTCACCGTGGCGTCCTTCGCCTGCGCATCCTTCTTCTTGCGCGTGGTCTTCTTCGTCCGGCGCCGGGTGCGCCGGGTGCTGTCGCTGGCCTGCATCTGCTCGTTCATCTCGCCTGCTCCTCTCGGTTGTCGCCTTCGTGTTGGGTATCACGTGATACCCTCGGAATGCATCGTGCCGCCTCGGGCTTGTCCTCGTCAAGACCCCAGCGAAGGCCGCACAGCGCGCACGCTATCTCGTCCAGCTCTCGCCGGGCTCGACAGCGCTTCACGGTATCGGACTTGGGCACTCGCCTGCTCCCTTGCTTGGCGGCCTTCTTGGGCGCCGTCCGGTCATCGTGAGGACATTTTAAGCGATCCGTGATCACCAGTCAATCCCCGCCCCGCTCGTCGCAGATCTGTAGCCAGATGCGCTCAGGGCCTTCGTGTTTTGTCTTGTCCATCTCACTCCTCACTGGAGGCGCGTCTACTTGGGACGGGCTCGCAGCGCCTCCAGTGCCCGTTCGAGAAGCGTTACGCATGCCTCGTGGTCGCCGCGGAAGACGGCGTAGTTCAGTTGGACCGGAAGATGGTCGCCGCCGCCGATGGAGATGCGCAGGATCCCCTGCTGGTCGTTGGGGAGCTGACGAACGTGAAATGTGCCGTCCTTCCACGTTTCCAGCGGCTCCTCCTCCGGAGCGCCCGCCGTGATCTCGGCGCGCCCGAGTGACTTGCTTAGTTCAGCGCGCGCTTGAAGGTGGGCGAGGAACAGTCCTGGCTTGGGGTGCTGGTCGTCGTCATGGGTCTGCATGCTTATTTCTCCTCACTGGAGGCGCGGTGGTGGTGGACAGCCCTTCACGCCGGTTTTAGTCCCGGCCAACGTGGGCCAGCCGTTGCAACAGACCACACACCACCGCGCCATTGACTAGTTCTCGCCCGGCGGCATCTTCCCCGCGCGGCCCTTCTCGGCGGCGATCCACCGCATCCGACGCGACGTGAATCCGTGCCGCGTGTAGTACCGCTCCCACGCTCGGATGAACAGCGAGCGGTTTCTGTAACTTCCGTTGCCGACTGTCAGCATCGTCTAGTCCTCGCGCTCGGTGCGGGCGAGGGCTTCGTCCAGCACGCTCATTGCCTTTAGGCACGGCCCGTTGCGTGTCTTAGGCGTAGCGAAGGTCAGGTGGTACCTCGCTTCGGCGATCGCCCGCTCCACCCGCTCGGCGCGGTCGAGGGCGGCGCGGAGGGTGTCCCGACACGCTTCCGCATCCACATCGAACCGCTCACGGTTAGCGTCCTGATACAACCGCTCCAGCGCGGCGCGCGCTTTCTGTGCCTGCACTAGTAGGGCCTCGACCTCGGCGCGACGACGAGCAGCTAGGTCAGCCATCACTCGTACTCCTCGTCCTCGGCTACCTGCCGCACGGGCGCCGTCACGATGCGCACCCACTCGCCGTACTTGCGGCTCCAGCCGTACACGCCACCCTCGCACAGAGCCAGCAGCACGCCCTCGATCTCAGCCGAGCCGTGGATGGCGCCCGTCTCCCTCGGCAGCGGCTTCTCGTAGCGGTACCGCTTCGGAGCGCCGGACTCGTCTGGCTCCTCGTACCGCTCGCCTGTGGCGATGCACACCACCTTGCCGTTGTCGCTCACTAGACCACGTCCTCCGCGCAGTCGCACAACTCGTCGCTCGTCTTCGGCATCAGCCTACCTCCTCTCTGTGTATCACGTGATACCCTCAGCCGTCGGAAGCATTATCCTTTCCTTTCGGCTTGTAGATCCAGACCCCCTTGCCCTGATCGAAGCACCCTGCCACAGGGTGCGCCTTGTCGGTGGTCAGCTCGTCGAGATAGCGGTTGCGCACCGTACCCGCCGCCACGCTCACGCTCTCGTCCGCCGCTACCGCCTGAGCGAGCGCGTTCCTGCTCCACTCCTTGCCGGGGTACCGGCGCATGATCTGGTAGGCCACCTTGCGCACGTGCGCCAGCTCCACCTCCCGCTCGCCCGCAGCCCTCCTGCCGCCGCCTCTCCCTCGCTCCTTCGACTCCTCCGGCCTCTCGCTCAGGGGCAGGCGCATCTGCCTGCGGTCGGGAGCGACCGCCACCAGCGAGTTCTCGTACTCCCGAAGCTCGATGAGCAGGGCGTCCTCCCACTCTGGCGCGTCCTTCTGCTTCGGGTTGCGCACGCGCACCACCCGTTGCTCCCAACGCTCGGTGACGAACTCGGCGTCCACGTCGGCGCCGAACACGCTGCTGCCCCGAGCCCGGTCGGACGCCTCGTGGCCCGTGTGATGCACCGCCAGCACCGCCGAGCCCAGCTCCGCCTGTATCGTCTGCACCATGAAAGTGAACCGGCTGGCGTCCTGCTGCGAGTTCTCGTTGAGCCCCTGCATCGACCTGCCTACGGTGTCTATCACCACCAGCTCGAACCCATCGACGGACAGCGCCTTCGCTCCCTCGACGAACGCCGTTACGTCCTCCTCGGTCGGGTGCGGCACGGGGTCAGCGAGGTAGAACGCCTCGGTGGCGTCGCCGTCCACGTGCATGCTGCGCCACGCCGCAACCCTCGACCTGAATCCCGCCCTTCCCTCGCCCGCCACGTACAGCACCGGCCCCTGCCTCGCCTCGGCCCATGGTCCCAGCCAGTCGCCCTCCTCGAACCACGCCGCTCCCCCGCAGGCCACGGTCAGCGCCATGTCGAGGGCGAGGAATGTCTTGTACGTGCTCCTTGGCCCGACGAGCATGGCGTACCCTCCCCTCGGGATGCAGCCGGCTATCAGCCACTCGGGCGGGCGTATGCTCTCGACGCCAAGCTCATCGACGAACCGGAAGCGTCCCGCCTGCGTCTCCCTCCCTCCGCCCTGGGTATCACGTGATACCGGAGCGAACAGGCGCTGCGTCCTCGCTACCCGGTACGCCTGCGTCAGGTTGCCGGGCGGGCTCGTGTTGTAGGCGTAGGCGTTGCGTACCTTGCGCTCCAGGTGCTCAGCCTCGTCCGCTCCCCACGGAGGCAGGCACCGGGGATTCCAGTGCTGCCACATGAGGTCGGAGGCGGTCTCTGGCGAGAGCCCGTAGCTCTTGCACATGGCCGCTGTCCGGTAGGCCATGTCGTCACCGCCGGCGCCCTCGATCGCTATCCTTGCCTCGTCGATCAGGTACCTCGTCGCCTCCTCGACGTTCTCGGGAAGGTCAGGCTCTATGACCCACTCGTCCCGGTCCTCTGACTTGGCGGTCGCCTCGGAAAGCTGTAGCAGAGGACCAGGACGATGGCTCGGGCGACCCTCGCTCTCCCACTCGTACGCACCGTCCCTAGTGCGACTCGGCGGGAGTAGTACGTAGGAGTGGAAGCTGCGTACGTCGACATGCGGGGCAACCTTCGAGGCGGAAGGCGGAACCACCTCGTTCCGGGCCAGTTGGTAGAATCGGTGGGATCCTCCCCGTGGCGTTCGTGATAGTAGCTCAGTCTCAAGGTTAGACTCCAGAACACGCCGCACCTCCTCGATGTCGCTTCCGGGGTCGAAGTCGAGCACCACCATCCCGGCGCCGCCCACGTCTAACCCGATGTTGGCCCGAGGGAACTCGCTCCACCACGCTCTTACCTGTCGCTCGCTGGTGGTAGCGTCAAGCACTCCTCGGGGCGTATATGGAGCCTTGTCCGCCCGGCATGGGAAGACAGGCCACCCCCGCCGGGCGTACCCCAGCGCAGCTTCAAGCAGCTCAGGCATTCGTGCGCTCCAGTTACTAAGTTGCTATCACGTGATAGCGCAAGCTTACTCTCCCTTCGCCAGCCGGTCGTACAAGACAGCTGTGCCGACGATGAAGTCCCCGTCCCGGAGCATCGACGGGGGGCCGATGAGCACGAGACTGGCGAGGTAGTTGAGGGGTCGCTTCTTGAGCTTCCCATTCTCGTCGACGAACATCGATCGCTTCTCCACGACCGGAGAAGCGTGCGCGAAGTTCACCCACGGCACGCGCACGTGCTCGACGCACGAGCACCCGATCCACTCGTAGAGCTGAGCGAGCGTCGGCTCGCCTGAGTCGGGGTACACCTGTGCGACGCCGCCTTCGGGTGCTTCCCACGCTGCGATGGAGCCTTTCTCGTGAATCAGCTCGAAGTTCCAGATGCTGTCGTCGTCGTAGAAGATTGTCACTCGCATCACTCACCCTCCATTCTATCTCAGTTCTTCGCTATCGGAACGCGCGCCCGATGCGGTCGAGCAGCACCACGTCGCCGAACAATGAGCCTCCGAAAAGCAGCGAGGCGATGTTATTCGGCGCCACCTCCTCTACGCTATCGAAGCTCACGTCAGCCGACACGTACATGCTGCGATGCTCACTCCCCAACAGCACGCCCTCGGGAGTCGAGCCCTTCACCACCATCCACTGTACGGCAAGGTGCTTCACTTCCCCTTTCGTGCCAAGCATCTCCCGGATCTCGTCCGGCGTCGGCTCGCCCCAGGCTCGCTGAAGGATGATGCCGTTCGCTTTGATTACGGTTACGAGCATGTCGCTACTCTCCGTCCAGCACGCCGTCGCCCTCGCTGAGAAGGGCTTCGGTGAGCGTATCGCTCTTGTTCTTCGCCGTCTCGTCGGAGTCGACGAACTCTCGCACCAGCTCAGCGATTCGCTCGGCTTTCTGCATCGTATATTTCTGCATCATCGTCTCCTCTTAACTAGTCGTTGCTACCACTGAAAGAGCACAAATGCGCCGGATTCTATCGTGCGCTTCGTCGATAGCTTCCGAGACCAGCTCTTCGGCATCTTTCGCCAGCCAGCCTTGCTCCGTGTCGTCGCTCCAGAAGTTTTCACCGATGCTGACGCCGCTCACGACTTCTCTTCCCAGCTCGATCCCCTCGAAGTAGACGCGAACGTCAAGAACCAGCATGCTCCACGTGATACCGTAGTTCATGTACGCCTGCGCATCCTTTCGCACGCACTGGCGTGCTCTCTCCCACGCCTGCGCACGCCCGAGTTTCAGGTAGTCACGGAACCCGCGATAGTGCTCTTCTTCTGATGTTGCCGAACGGAAGAACATCGGCCCGTCGGAATCTCTGTCATAGCTGAGTACGCGCACGTCTCCCGGCATCTGCTCACGATCGGTGTACAGCTTCCCGAGGTAGCTCAGGTCCGGGCACTCGTCTATGACGCAAGTTACGGATACCGTGAAGTTCCCGTGCTCGAACGTCGCGTGAGGAAGCCCGTCGCCTCCTTCTCTCCAGTGAAACGGCATCTTGTGCCTGCGCGCGTACATGAGAGCATGGCGTGCGATACAGCCACGCGCGCGATGCCGTCGGTACTCACTGACCAGTTCGCTATCTATATTCATTGCTAGCTCCTGTCAGTTGAGCTTCATCGCATCGCTATCACGTGATAGCGAAAGATCGTAGAGCCAGCCCAACATATCGCCCACGTAAGCGTTCGCGATCCTGTTAGCCTCGCTCGGGTCGAGACTGTCGAGAAGGTCGAAGAAGATCGGGATCAGATCACAATTGCGAAGCGTCCCCTCGGAGACCGAGCCGAGGCTCGGGTAGTTTGCGCTTTCGTCGTTCATTGCCCGTTTCCTGTTAGCTAAGTTTCAACGTACCGCTATCACGTGATAGCAGTCACTCGCGATACCAGTACGGCTCTCCGCACACGTAGATGGGGGTGAAATCGTGCTTCAACTCGCTCGCTGCCCGTTGCCAGTCGATGCAGGTGAAGGGCCACGGGGGGTTTGAAAGGGGCATGAGTTGCATCTCTTGCGCGAGATCCCGCGCGTACTCCTCGAAGTACCGATCCGCGACCAAATACTTCCCTTCGGGCACGTGGTGTTCGAGCAATTCCAGCGCCGCCCGCTCCTCTTGAGTTTCGATCTCGAAATCCCGAAGCGCGCGCAGCGCATCGTGATACCGCTCTTCCTCGAAGTCGGATTCTTCCCTCGCGGGGTTGGCTCGCTGCTCCTTTTCCTCCTCGCGAAGTTCCGTAAGCTCATCTCGAAGCTGTTGGAGGCGATCCATCGCCTCGCGCATAGTGATGATGTCCTCGTACCCTGTGATCTCGTCTCTCATGTCACGCCTCCTAGTCAGGTATCACGTGATACTTAGCTCAGTGGTCCATGATCGACGCCAGCTGCTCGAACTCGTCGTCGGGCACGCGCGCGAAGTCGTAGCAGCCCATCTCGCGCATCTGCCGCGCCGTGGTCGGCGAGAAGTTGCTCTCGCGGCGCACGCACGTAGTCGTGGTCGCGTGGGGCGCTGGCCCGCGGTAGGCCACGCACGTTGTGTAACTAAAAAAGAACTCCCGCTCGCCGATGCTGACCACGCGCGCCTCGCAGCGCCGCCCGGTCGGGTTGTGTATCATCGGAATCGCCATTGCAGCTACCTCTCAGTCAGTCAGTTGGGTATCACGTGATACCGCTCAGTGATACGAGTGCACGAACCCCTGTTCATCCTCCTCCAACCAAATCGTGCGCCTGTTCCTCGGGATCTCGGGGAACAGCTCCCGATCCTTCGACGTGACGTCGAACCCCGCCACCCCCACCTCACCGCCGGGACCGCTGTTGCGGTCCGCGCAGCCCTCCAGCGTGAGGCTCCAATAGTAGGGGACATAGATCGGCTGGCCCTCGAACTTCCCGGGGGATCGGATGATCCCCTGCTCGCTTACGTGGCCCGCGAACTCGGAGCGCACGAGTGCGGCTATCTTCTCTTCGGTCATTGCTCACACCTCCGCACGTTGTCGTGGCGGGCGACCGGGTATCACGTGATACCCAATTCGCCGCCGTCCCGTTTACTTTCATCCTGCAAAGCCTATTCTACGCGATCGCTGATCGCAGATCAATCCCTTCCCTAACTCTTTCGCCTCCCCCGTGGTAGACGATGCTGGTCGCGCGCTTCGCAGTCTCCCATTGTCGTCAGTCAGTCGGGGGGGCGATCTCGCCCTCACCGACGTGCGCTCCCGGGCCGATGTACGCACCCGGGCTGATGGTCGCGTTCCGGCCGACGTGCGCTTCCGGGCCGATGTACGCACCCCGGCCGATGTACGCACCCCGGCTGACGTACGCCCCTTGGCTGATGGTCGCACCCCAGCCGACGTGCGCTTCCGGGCCGATGTACGTCCTCGGGCTGACGTACGCTTCCGGGCCGACGTACGTCCTCGGGCTGACGTACGCCCCTTGGCTGATGGTCGCACCCCAGCCGACGTACGCTCCCGGGCTGATGGTCGCACCCCAGCCGACGTACGCTCCCGGGCTGATGGTCGCGTTCCGGCCGACGTACGTCCTCGGGCCGATGGTCGCGCCCGAGCCGATGATCGCGTCCGGGTCGATGATCGCGCTCGGATGGATATTGGTAGTGTCGGTCATCGTCTCGTCTCCTCTCTCGGGAACCATTAGTCGTACCGGCGCTCGCACGCAAGGTCGAACGGGTCCGCGCGCTCCGGCTCCTCGCGCATCGGGTGGAGCGGCACGCGCTCCGGCGTCCGCGCCATGCGCTCGCAGTCGGCGCGCGAGCCGTACCAGCGGCCGACGCGCGCGTTGTCACCGTTGCCGCTCGCCCCGTCGTCGTCGGTATAGACGACGAGGTGAATTCCGCCTGCGTCGTATTCGATGCTCGTGCTGTATTTCATCTTCTCTCTGATCATCGTCTCTCTCCTCATTGTCGTCAGTCAGCCCGTGGGTATCACGTGATACACTGTTCAATAATGAAGCGTTACTGGATTATCAATCACTGTTCAATAACTAAGCGAAAAGTTGCACGATTATCACACTGTCAGTTGCACGATTGTTGCACGATTAATTTCGATTGCACGATTGTTGCACGAATAGCGTTAATCGTGCAAGTTGGGGGCTCGCTAACTCCCTGATTCGGCAGCAAAAATTAATCGTGCAACTAATCGTGCAAGCTTGTTTAGCCGCAGGATAATAGTTGCACACATATTGGGGGGTACGTAGTACCCCCAATCGTGCAAATATCGCATCGATTTTTCAGCGCTCCCACAAGCGCTCCCACAAGCGCACGCTAGAGTCTCAAGCGGGCCGAACGGGTATCACATGATACCCCGTTGCAGTCTGGCACGTGGCCCGTCAATCGTGCGCTTCGCGTGGCGGGGAGTGAGGATGGTCGGGCGATATCCTATTCTTCGCGCGAGACCGCATCGTAGCGTACGCGAAGATCCATCTCCCGCGCCCGCGCGTTGCGGATCTCTGCCTCGCGCTCGGCGCCGTTACGTCCCGCGCGCCCGGATCCGATGTACTTGATGCGCTCGGGCGGACGGAGCACGCGCCCGTTGAGCGCAACGGCTCCCACGTACCAGTGCATGGCTACCCTCCGAGCGCGTTCGCGAGCGCGAGCGCGTTATGGATCCATATCGCGAGGTTGAATCCGATGATCGCGTTGTCCATTCGTCGTCTCCCGTAGGTTTCTTGACGTTGGCGCTAGGTCGCGCCGCACGGCGCACGCTAGAAGCATGCGCCGTAGGTCGCGGACTAAAGCTGCGCGCTAGCCGGCGCACGCGATCGCGAACGCGCGAGCCCGGTAGTCTCCTGCCTGATCGTACGCTTTCATGGCGCGCTCTCGCCAAACGTCGGCCATCTCGTACTCGCATCGAGATTCGGCGCGCTCGGCTCGGTACTCGTAGAGAGTCGCGGTGCGCTCCCAGCGTTCGGCGAAGTTGCGCAGACTCGCGCGCTCGCGCTCCGGATTGAATCTCTGTCGCATTGTCTGTCCCCTTTCGGTTTCCTGACGTTGGCGCGAAGGCGCGCCCGCTAGCGCGTGACGGAGGGTATCACGTGATACGCGCTAGCGGCTGAACCCTCGCACGCGCGCGGGCGAGACTGGGAGTCTCGCCCGCGCGCGAGGCCTACCGACGTGCTACGCAGCTAGGCGGCGCGGCGACGCTTCGGCGCGTTCGTCACCTTCGCGCCGCACGCGCTCGCCATCTCCTCGACGATGGCGCGCTTCTCGTTCTCGTCTTCGATGGCGTTGAAGATCGCCATGATGGCGTTGCGCCGGCGCGCGGCCTTCGCCTCGGGCGAGTCGTCCCGCTCGCCCGCGGAGTCGGAGTCGTCCGCGCCCGCGGAGTCGCGCTTGCGCGCGCGCATCTCCGCGTTGGCGATCCGGTTGCGCTCGCGCATCTCCGCGAGCATCGCCGCTCCGGATCCCTTGGTCTTGCGCTCGGCGCGGCCGATCGGGATGAGGCGCTTCCACGTCTCGCGCCCGACCTTCAAGTTCGCGTCCGCCCACTTCGCGAACGGGACTCCCGCCGACCTGCACGACTCCTCGGCGATCGCCATCCCGACGGCGGCCTCGAGGCGCGCGTCATCGGCGCTCGCGAGGCGCTTCGCGACCTTGCGCATCTCCGCGTTCACCTTCGTGGCGATCTGGCGAAGATCCTTCGACACTGCGGCAAGCTTCGCCTTCGCGTTGCTCGGAGCCTTCGTCTCGGGGCGCGGCGTGCGACTGGGCTTTTTCTGTGCGCTCATCTCGTCTCGTCTCCAGTAGGTTTCTTGACGCTGGCGCTAGGTCGCGCCGCACGGCGCACGCTAGAAGCATGCGCCGCACGGCGCACGCTAGAAGCATGCGCCGCACGGCGCACGCTAGAAGCATGCGCCGTAGGTCGCGGACTAGAACTGCGTTGATGGAAGCGAAGCTAGGCGCGCTCGCCGCATAAGTACAGCTTCGCCCATCGCTTCATCTGCCGTGCGGTCAAACCATCGTCGAGCTGGCGCTGATATAGCGCCTCAACGCACTCGACGATGGTTCGGCATCGAATCTGTGCCGAAGCGTTCCGGCTGCTCTTTTGCGTGTCATCGTCCACCGCCGATCGGCCAGCGTCCAAAGAACTCGGCCGCTGCTGCTCGGTCCGCGTCTCGCTCGGCGGACCGAGCGAGACGGCGCAGCTCGCGCGCCGAGTGCCGTGCCTCGGCGGCTACGTCGATACGGCCGCCTTCGCGAGCTCGTCGAGCGCGCTCAGCGTATTGGTCTGCTTTCCTATCTAAAACATCGGAAAGCGCGAGGTAAGCCTCGGGAATGGTCGCCATAGTCGCCTCCAGTAGGTGTTGACGTCCCTGGCCGCCGATCGGCGATCCGGGGAGGCGACTATGGCAGGTGCCGACGAGTGCGTCAAGCCCCCGCGACGATCTCTTGCGATCGCCGGCCTGCGCCGGCCGGCCGCGGGATGCGTTGGCGAGTGTCGGCTAGGGTTCGCTTGTCGGCGGCGCATCCCGCGGCCGGCCAACGCTTGCCAACGCTTGCCAACGCTTGCCAACGCTCCAGCGCTGGGTATCACGTGATACCTGGCGAGCGCTCGCACGCACGCACGCATGCACGCGAGCGCTCGCCAGCGCTCCCGGGCCGGCTGGCGCACACTGTAGCTATCGCCAGCGCTCGCCAGCGCTCCCGGGCCGGCTGGCGCACACTGTAGCTATCGCCAGCATGCTGGCGTTGCAGTCAGTAGTTAGCGCGCGCTCGCGTGCGGTATCGTCGGCAGCGCGAGACCCTGGGGGGCCTGCTAGCGCGGGCACTTCGGGGGCACTCCCGGGCTCGCGCGCTGGGGCACCTCCAGATTGCCGCGGCCTACTCCCGAATTTCCCCGGCTACGCGAGGCACTTCGCGAGCTATCCTGAAATTTTTTCCAGTTGGTGCCGTAGATGCCAGAGAATACTGCTGATTTATCCAGTAATTGCTCCGGATCCCCCCGCTGGGGTACCCTGTAAGCCTCCCCGGGGCCGCGCGGCTCGCGAGAGTCGCCCGGGGAGGGAGCGCTGGGTCTTTCCGGTGCCGAGACGCATCGATCCCGCCGCCTGCCGGGGTCGTCGGGACCGAGGGGCCGGGCAGGCGCTCGCGAGCTACGCTGCCGCCGGGAACTCACGCCACCCGGCGAGCGCGACCGCGATGCAGCCGAAGGGGGCGGCGCTATACAAGAGGCCCCCGCCCACCTTTCGACACAAGGAGGCGCGCGCCGTGCCAGAGAGAAGCGGGGACTATCGCAAGACGAAGCTGCGGCTGCGGGAGCGCCAGCTCACGCACAGGGAGTTCGTGACGGTCGAGTACTACATGCGCGGCTTCGAGATGAAGGAGGCCATGAAGCGCGCAGGGTACTCGGAGACCACCGCCGAGAAACTGGCCGCCTCCGTGTTCAGGCGCCCGCGCGTGGTGAGGGAGATCGAGCGCAGGCGCAACGCGCGCAGGCAGCGCGAGAACACCATCGTCGAGCGGATCACCGAGGAGTTGGGAGAGATCGCCTTCTTCAACATCGGGAAGCTACTACGTATCCAGGACGACGGGACGCTCGTCTACGACTTCGAGGACGCTACAATGGAGGACTTCGCGTCCATCGGCGAGGTGACGGTCGAGTCGTACTACGAGGGGCAGGGAGAGGACAAGGTTCAGGTCAAGCGGATCAAGCTCAAGCCGTACGACAAGCAGGCAGCCCTCAACACGCTGGCCCGCATCCACGGGGTGATGAAGGACAACCTCAACCTGACGCTGGACGGGGAGTCGCTGGAGGACAGGCTGCTGAAGGGGAGGGCTCGCGTGGGTAAGGACGCGAAGGACGAGCCGATCGAGGGCGAGTTCGAGGAGGTGGAGGACGGCGAGGAGGGTATCACGTGATACCCGGGGATCAGCCGTGAGCAAGCGACAGCAGCGGCTTGAGCAGCAGCTCGCGGACGCGGTGTCAGAGACGTACGCGGATGCGCTGGCGTTCGTCATGCTGGCGTTCCCGTGGGACTCGGACCCGGCGATTCAGGTGGTGGACTGGGAGAGCGAGGACATCCTCGTCGACCCGGTCACGGGGTTCTGCTACGACCGGGACGACGAGCCGAGGGACGACAGGAAGCTCGTCACCTACCGCGAGTGGATGGCCCCCTACCGCAAGCGGTTCAACAGCAGGTACGGGCCGGACCGATGGGCGTGCGAGGCCCTCGATGCCATCTCAAAGGACGTTCGCGAGCGCAAGTTCGACGGCAAGCGCTCGGTGGCGGCGATTCAGGCGGCGACGGCCTCGGGGCACGGGATCGGCAAGTCGGTGTTGGTGGCGTGGCTCATCCTCTGGATCATGAGCACGCGCCCGTGGGCGAAGGGGACGGTCACCGCGAACACGTCGGAGCAGCTGCGCACGAAGACGTGGGCGGAACTCGGCAAGTGGCACCGGCGCTGCATCACGGGCCACTGGTTCCTCTACAACTCGGGGCGCGGCAGCATGAGCCTGCGCCACAAGGACCACGGCAACGAGTGGTACTGCACGGCTCAGACGTGCCGCGAGGAGAACAGCGAGGCGTTCGCGGGGCAGCACGCAGCCAACTCGACCTCCTTCTACATCTTCGACGAGGGGAGCGGCGTCCCGAACAAGATATACGAGGTGCGCGAGGGCGGCACGACGGACGGCGAGCCGATGGTCTTCGACTTCGGCAACCCGACCCGGAACAGCGGGCGCTTCTTCGAGGAGTGCGAGGGGAAGCTGAGGCACCGCTTCCGCGTGATGCAGATCGACAGCCGCACCGTCGTGATCACCAACAAGAAGCGCATACGCGAATGGATCGAGGACTTCGGCGAGGACAGTGACTTCGTTCGTGTGCGCGTGAGGGGTGAGTTCCCCTCGCAGGGCAGCCTCCAGTTCATTTCGTCCAGCTGGGTGCGCCGGGCCATGATCCGCCCGACTCCGCCCGAGGACAGGTACGCGCCGGTGAAGATCGGGGTGGACGTGGCCCGCTTCGGAGACGACAACTCCGTCATCTACCCGGTGGTGGGTGACGACGCGCGCTCGTTCGCCCCGAAGCTGCATGACGGGATCTGGCACGGTCTCGACACGGTGGCCCTCGCGAACAAGGTCATCGATAAGATTGAGTTCTTCCGGCGCATGGGGTGCGAGCCCAGCGTCTTCGTTGACGTGACGGGGATCGGCGCGGGCGTGTGCGACGTGCTGAGGGACGCGGGGTACCCGGTGACCGAGGTGAACTTCGGCACGACGCCGGTGTTCGAGCCCGAGCGCTACCGCTTCCGTAGCGACGAGATGTGGGGGCGGATGAAGGAGGCCGTCAAGACGCGCCTCGTCCTTCCGCCCATACCGGAGCTGCGGCTCGTGAGCGACGACTACGGGCAGGTGAGCATCGAGGACGAGGACGGGAGAAGCTGCGCGAACCGCCTGTTCTCCGACTTGACCCAGCGCGAGTTCGGCTATACTATCCAGGGCGCCAAGGTGCACCTTGAGACGAAGAAGGACATGAAGTCGAGGGGGGTGGACTCGCCGGACGTAGCGGATGCGCTGGCGCTCGCGCACGCTCAGGACGTGGCGAGGGCGGCTCAGCCTCACGGGGCGCAGGGGCGCCCGCTCGTGACGGAGCATGACTTCGACCCCACTGCCGGCGTCAGCGTCGCGTAGGAGGAACAGCCAGTGTGTCTCCCGAGCAGCTCGTCGTCCACTCCGCCGCCCCCTCCGCCTCTCGAGAGGCCGGAGCCGGCTCCGAAGCGCACCGACCAGGGCGTGAAGCGCGCCCGCACGACTCAGAGACAGGTCGCGGCCGCCGCGCAGGGAAGGTCTTCGACCATCCTCGGCGGGCAGATTTCCGAGCCTGCTCGCACGACGCGAAAGACGCTCCTCGGCGCCTAGTCGGGTATCACGTGATACCCCGGAGGTTGGATGGCACGTCGTAGACGACGCAGCGAGGAGCCGAGCGGGTCCGATCTCACTCGCGACCGAGACTACCTCGACAAGAGGTGGAACGGGCTCGACACCGAGTACAGCAGCTTCCGAGACCACCACCGGGAGCTGGCGGAGTTCATCGAGCCCCGTCGCGGGCGCTGGTTCGTCACCGACCGCAACAAAGGCGACAAGCGGTGGAAGGTGATCCTGAACAACCGCGCCACCATCCAGCTGCGGCGCTCGGCCGCGGGCATGCTGGCCGGGTTCATGTCTCCGTCGCGCCCGTGGTTCGGCTGGCGCATGCGCGACGACGACCTCATGCGCAGGCACGAGGTCAAAGTGTGGCTGGAGCTGTACCGCAAGGTCATCCTCGACATCTTCAACAGCTCCAACCTCTACAACATGGCGAGCGGCATGATCAAGGAGCTGCTGCTGTTTGGCACCGCCTGCATGACGCACGAGGATGACTTCGACGACGTGGCCCGCTTTTACACGCACACGTGCGGGAGCTATCGGATTGGGCTGAATTCGAAGTTGCAGGTGGGAACGCTCGCCCGCGAGTTCCAGTTGACGGTGTATCAGCTCGTGCAGCGGTTCGGGCTGGAGAACGTCAGCCCGGACGTGCGCAGCGACTGGGACCGGGGCAACTACAACAACTGGAAGGACGTTCGCCACCTGATCGAGATGAATCCGTTTCGGGACGACACCGAGGCGCGGCTATCGGCGGAGTTCCTTCCGTTCAGGTCGGTGTACTGGCAGCCGAAGGGCGACAAGTCCAGCTTCCTGAGACGGTCGGGGCACAAGGGCTTCCCAGCGTACGTTCCCAGGTGGGAGGTCACCGGAGAGGACGTGTGGGCGACGAACTGCCCCGGCATGACCATCCTCGGGGACGTGAAGCAGCTCCAGACGCAGGAGCGCGAGCTGGGCAAGATGCAGGCGAAGGCCGGGGCGCCCCCGCTTCAGGGGCCTCCGTCGTTCCAGAACCGGCCCATCTCGAACCTGCCGGGCGGCGTGACGATCGGCACGACATCGAACGCGAAGCTGGAGCCGGTGTATCAGGTCGACCCGCACGAACAGGGTATGCAGCTCGGGATCGAGAAGACCGAGCGGCGCATCGACTCGGGCCTCTACACCGACCTGTTCATGGCCATCACTGAGATGGAGGGGATCCAGCCGAAGAACCAGCTCCAGCTCAGCCAGATCAACGAGGAGCGCCTGCTCATGCTGGGGCCGGCGCTGGAGCAGGTACACAGCGAGTGGCTGGCCCGCATGGTCTCGCGCACCGGACAGCAGGTGCTGGAGGCCGACATCATGCCTCCCGCGCCCGAGGAGCTGGAGGGGCGAGAGCTGGAGGTCGAGTTCGTGAGCGCGCTCGCGATGGCGCAGAGGGCGGTCGCGACGAGCGCTATCGAGCGCGTCGTCTTTTTCGCCGGCACCCTCGTCGAGGGCGGGCTGGATGTGACCGACAAGATCGACGCGGACTTCGCGGTAGACGAGTACGCTCACCTCGTCGGGGCGCCGCCGAAGCTGATCGTGCCGACTGAGCAGGCGCGAGCGCAGCGCGAGCAGAAGATGCAGGCGCGCCGGATGCAGGAGATGCTGGCGCAGGGTCAGGACGCGGCGAATATCGCGAAGATGACGAGCGACTCGAAGCTGAGCGACGACAACGTGCTGTCGAGAGCGACGGGAGGCCCGAGTGGCGAGGAGACGGCGTGACGAGGAGGTATCACGTGATACCCCGTGGGATGAGGACGCGGCTGCGGACGCGCGCGAGCAGGAGCGCTACAATCTTCGCGTGCAGGTCGAGCAGGAGATCCTCAAGAAGGTGCTGGAGACGTGGGAGGGCAGGCGCGTGCTCTACCGCATCCTCGCTCGGGGCGACATCTACCAGATGGAGGGTATGCCCTTCGAGAGCGAGCGCGCTCAGCGCAAGATCGGGCGGCAGCAGATGGCAGTAGAGGTGCTGAGCGAGCTGTTGCAGGTCGATCCCGAGGTGTATATACTCATGCAGCGCGAGGGTAGCAAGTTCGAGCACGAGTTCGCGATCAGAGCGGCCAACGAGCTGGGAGATGAAGATGGCGGGTGAGAACGAGACGAAGCCGGCCGACGAGACGAAGCCGGCCGACGAGACGAAGCCGGCCGACGAGACGAAGCCGGCCGACGAGACGAAGCCGGCCGACGAGACGAAGCCGGAAGGGGACGACGACAAGCCCACCGGCGCCCCCGAGACGTACGAGGACTTCAAGGTCCCCGAGGGCATGGAGATCAACGAGAGCCACCTCGGCTCCCTGCAAGAGTTCGGGAAGAAGCACGACCTCTCGCAGGAGGCAGCCCAGGAGGCCGTCGATCTCGCCTCGGAGGTCGTACAGAGCGTCCTCGACGCGCAGCAGCAGCAGTGGGCGACAGTGAAGGAGGGATGGGAGAAGGAGATCGCCGGCATCAAGGGGCTTCAGGACGAAAGCGGCAAGGTCGACGCGGCGCTCGCGATGAGCGTCAAGGCGGTCGAGCAGCTTGGTGAGGCTGCCCTCGGGAAGGGCGGCGGAGAGAAGCTCAAGGCGGCGATGGACGAGACCGGGATGGGGTCCCACCCCGCGTTCGTTCAGGTCTTCCACTTCCTCGGGAAGAAGATGGCGGAGGACAGCCTCGTGGTGGGGGGAACGGCGGTCGAGGACCGCAACCCCGCGAGGAGCCTCTACCCGACGATGAACAAGTAGGGGTAGGCGCCCAGCGCGACCCCGGAACAGGAGACGACAGACATGTCCGAGCTGACCACCGGCAACCCGACGCTGCTCGACCTCGCGTCGCGCAGCGATCCGAACGGGAACATCCAGGTGGTCGTCGAGGTTCTCGATCAGGTAAACGAGATTTTCGACGACATCACCTTCGTGGAGGGCAACCTCCCCACGGGCCACCGCACCAGCGTCCGCTCGGGCATCCCGACGCCGACGTGGCGCAAGCTCTACGGCGGCGTCCAGCCGACCAAGAGCCGGACCACGCAGGTCACGGACTCGACCGGCATGCTGGAGGCGTACGCCGAGGTCGACATCGCGTTGGCCGACCTAAACGGCAACACCGCCGCGTTCCGCATGTCGGAGGACATCCCGCACCTGGAGGGGATCTCGCAGGAGTTCACCGACACCCTCATCTACGGGAACGAGACCACGGAGCCCGAGGCGTTCACCGGCTTCGCTCCGCGCTTCAACGACCTGTCGGCGGAGAACGCGGACAACATCATCGACGCTGGGGGCACCGGCTCCGACAACGCTTCGATCTGGCTCGTCGGCTGGAGCCCGAACACCTGTCACGGCATCGTGCCGCAGGGCTCGACGGCCGGCATCCGTCAGGAGGACAAGGGACAGGTGACGATCGAGGACGTCGACGGCAGCGGCGGTCGCATGGAGGCGTACCGGACGTGGTACCGGATGGATGCGGGCCTCACCGTCCGCGACTGGCGCTACGTCGTGCGCATCTGCAACATCGACAAGTCGCTGCTGTCGACGGTCTACACGGCCGGCGCCTTCAGCACCGGCGCGCATCTGTCGGAGCTGATGTTCCAGGCGATGGAGCTGATCCCGAACCTGTCGAGCGCGCGGTTCGCGTTCTACATGAGCCGGACCATCCGCACGAAGGTCCGCCAGCAGGTCGCCGCCGCCGTGCAGGGCTCGACGCTGGAGTCCGAGATGGTCGGGGGCAAGCTCGTGGAGCGCTTCCACGGGATCCCGCTGCGCAGATGCGACGCGCTCGCCGCAGACGAGGCCCGGGTGACCTAACCCGGCGACCGACGGCGCCGGGTATCACGTGATACCCGGCGTCCGCTACCGAACAGCAGAGGAGCAACGCTCATGTGGATCGACAGCAGACTGGAGTTCTGCGACTCGGTGTCCGTCGCCGAGACCGCGGGAACCTACCTCAAGGGAGACGTGATCAACACGCAGGAGATCGGCAAGGACCTCGGCAATCCCGGGGGTCTCCCGCTCTACCTCGTGATCCAGTGCACGACCTCCATCATCACCGGCGGCAGCGCCGGCACCATCCAGTTCAAGCTCGCGAGCGACGCCTCGGCGTCCATCGACACCGCCGGCAACGCGACCGAGCACTGGGTGTCCAAGGCGTTCGTCACCGACGGCGACGACGCCAACGACATCGACGCCGGGGCGATCATCGCCAAGGTGCCGCTGCCGATGGAGTCGCTGGTCACGTACGAGCAGTACCTCGGCATCCTCGTGGTGGTGGCCACGGAGACCGTGACGGCCGGCGCCATCGACGCCTTCCTCACGATCCAGCCGCCCGCGTGGAAGTCCCTCGCGGACGCCGTCAACTAGCACGCTGACGACGCCGGCCCCGCTCGGGGCCGGCGTCTGAGGCGGGAGGTAGAGACATGGCCGTACTGGCAGACGTAGGAGACGCGGTACAGCTGGAGGTCCCGCTCAAGGGGACCAACATCGACGTGGCGCTCTCCGGGACGTACAACATGGTGGTGGCGCTCCAGCGCGAGAAGGGCTCGAAGGGATCGGGCGCGTGGGAGACCATCAAGACCTACTCGACCGAGGACGCCACCGTCTCGGATGTGTACAGCACCAAGAGCGACGGCGAGCACCTTCAGCTCGCCGTGACGGAGGACACGAGCGGCACCATAACGGCCACGCTCACCGACAACCACAACCGCGACGTGCGCAAGATCGAGACGCGGGACGGGACGGTGGTCGCGGAGTTCCGCGAGGAGGACGTGCGGCTCTACCAGAGCGGAACGCTGGCCCTCACGATCGACTCGAACGGGATCTCCGTGGTCGGCGGCGTGCGTCAGACGGGTGGCGCGGTGCTGGTGACGGCGAACACGACGCTGACGGTGGCGGAGCACGCCGGAAGGCCCATCGTGTTCAACGATGCGGACGGTGCGACGCTCACCCTTCCGGCAGCCGCCGGAACCGGGGCGGTGTTCCACTTCATCGTCGCGGTCACGGTCACGAGCAACAACGACATCATTCAGGTCGCCAACGCAACGGACGAGTTCCGCGGCAACCTGCTCCAGGTCGACACCGACACGAGCGACGCGCTCGCCGCGTACCCGGCGCTCGACGGGGACGGCTTCGACACCATCACGCTCAACGGCTCGACCAAGGGAGGTCTCATCGGGGACTGGATCGAGGTGGTGGACGTGGCCGCGGGCCACTGGGCTCTGCGCGGGTGCGTGCTCGGGACCGGCTCGGTCGCCTCGCCGCTCAGCGCGGCGGTGTCGTAGCGCAGCTGACGGGAGTCGGGGGCCTCTCAGGCCCCCGACCCCGACGGAGGTGATCCATGCCGAAGCTGACGAACATGAAGCTGTCGAAGGGGGAGCAGAAGGAATTGGCGAAGCCTTCCTTCGACGATGCACCCCGCTACCCGTGGGGGCTTCAGCTGCACCTTGGTGACGAGGACATCGGCAAGCTGGGGCTCGGCGAGAAGCTGCCCGGAGTGGGCGAGCGCATGACGCTGGTGGCCGACGTAAAGGTAACGAGCGTGGGCGAGAACGAGCGCGAGGGCGACGACAAGAATCAGAGCGTCGAACTCCAGATCACGGACATGCTGCTGGAGGCCGGTGAGTCAGCCGACGAGAAGGCCAGCAAGCTGTACCCATCAACCGAGAGCCAGGAGAGCTGACATGTCACACGAGCAGGTGCTACTGAAGCGCCCGTACAGAACCCCACTGGGGCGTTTTCAGAGGAGCGTCGACGGCGTGCCCGTGCCGATTCCGCAGAAGGTCATCAGACGCTACGGCCTTCCGTCGGACGCGGAGATCGTCGGCAAGGGCTACGTACCCCCGGACGCGCGCGACGACGCCAGCGAGGAGTCGGTCGCGCTGAGCGCCGCGCAGCAGGAGCAGGAGATCCATCGTCGCGCGCACGCCCTGGCCTCCGAGCTGGCGGCGCGGCAGCGCGGCGCGAGGGACGAGAAGCTCGCGAAGGCGGCCGAGTCCGCAGCAGCGAAGGAGGAGAACCCGGAGGACGAGGAGGCGCTGCTGCGGGCGCTGCTGGAGAAGCGAGGGCTGTCCGTCGAGGACCTGACGGCACCGGGAGGTACGATCGATCCGAAGCCCGAGGAGGTGGCGGAGGCCACGGTCGACCCGAAGCCCCCGGGCGAGGAGGAGGTCGACTACGGCATCCTCGACGCCAACGTGCCGGAGATCCCCGACCGACTGAAGGGCCTCACGCGGCACCAGCTGGAGCTGCTCAAGCTCGCGGAGGAGCGCGGTCGCAAGCAGCGCAAGGGCGTGCTCATCGCCATCGAGGCGGCGATGGACGATCTCGGGGACGCGCAGCCGGTCGGGGCCGACGAGGAGAACGAGTAGGGTATCACGTGATACCCGTCTAGCCCACGCGGGACAGAGCCATGCCAACGGGATTCGACAACACGAAGATCGCGAACTTGGCTCTGTCCAACGTGGGCTCGAAGTCGCGTCTCACCACGCTGGGTAGCGACGGCACGACACCCGACAACATCTGCAACCTCTGGTTCGAGTCCGCTCGCATCGCTACCTTCGAGGTGTTCGACTGGAGCTTCGCTCGCTTCAGCGCCACTCTGACCGCGCACAGCGAGGACGCACCCGAGGAGAGGTGGGCGTACAGGTACGACTACCCGTCCGATTGCGTAGCGGCCCGTCGCATCGAGAACCCGCTGGGTGACGACGGGGATGCGGTGGCCTTCAGGGTCGAGAGGGCGCCCGACGACACGAAGTGCATCGTGACGGACCAGGAGGACGCCGTCCTCATCTACACGAAGGACGTGACGGACCCCGCTGAATATCCGATGCACTTCACCCTGATGATGGGGATTCAGCTCGCGGTGTTCATATGCCCGGAGCTGACGGGGAAGATCGCCCGTCGGGACCGCCTCCAGCGAGACTTCAACATCATGCTCGCGCAGGCTCCGTACATCGATCAGAACGAGAGCGTCCCGAAGGAACCCCGCGACGCACCGTGGCACAGGGCTCGTAACTGAGGTGGTCGATCGCCTGATCAAGGCGTCCATGGCGCGGGGCGAGATCGGCTCCGCGCTGTACGGTCGCGTGGACGTGGCCGCCTACCAGATTGCTCTGCGGACGGCGATCAACATGATCATCCACGCGCACGGCGGCGCGAGCAACAGGGCGGGTACCGAGTTCGTGTGCCCGTGCATGGTACACCCTAACGACTCGTCCGTCCCTCCGTCCCTGATCGAGTTCCGGTACAACGTATCGGACACCTACATCCTGGAGTTCGGGGACCAGGAGATGCGCGTCATACGAAACGGCGCGCAGGTACTGGAGTCTGCTAAGACAATAACGAACATAACGCAGGCGTCACCTGCGGTCGTAACTTCCAGCGCTCACGGGTTTCAAAATGGTGACGACATCTACATCGATGGCGTCGTGGGCATGACGGAGGTTAACGGAAGGTGGTTTCAAGTTCAGGGGAAGACGACTAATACTTTTCAGCTGAGAAGCCAGCAGACGAGTGCCGTAGTCAACAGCACGGGCTACGGGGCATACACGTCGGGTGGGGAGGCAGCGCGCGTTTACTCAATCAGCACTCCGTACGCGATCTCGGACGTGGCCCGGCTAAAGCATGTTCAGTCGGCGAACGTGATGACGCTTACGCACCCCAGCTACAATCCAAGGAAGCTGTCGCGCACGGATCACGACGCCTGGACCCTAGAGGAGATCACGTTCGCGCCGGAGCAGGATCACCCGACTGGGCTGGCAGTAACGCCTGACACTACTTCGAACAAGACAGATAGGTACCAAGTGACGGCCGTCAGTGAGGAGACTCAGGAGGAGAGTCTCCCTGGACTCGATGGCACGACAGAGACGATCAGCGGCGCGACAAAGGCGGATCCGTGCGTCATAACGGCTACTGGGCACAGCTTCGCGGACGGAGACGAGATAGAGATCAACGGCATCGTCGGGATGGAGGAGCTAAACGGACGGAGGTTCACAGTCGCTAACAAGACGACCAACACCTTCGAGCTAGAGGGAGAGGACAGCACCAGCTACTCCGCTTACTCTAGTGGCGGAAGTGCTAACAGGACGTTCGCAGAGGCTACGAACTCGGCAAATCCGCCGGACAATGAAGTTAGCTGGACGGCAGTGTCTGGCGCCGGACGCTACTCGGTGTACCGTAAGGAAAACGGCCTGTACGGCTGGATCGGAGACACCGAGGACACCTCGTTCCTCGACGAGAACATAGAAGCGGACCTCACTCTGACGCCCCCGAAGGCTCGTAACCCGTTCTTCGGGTCCGACAACTGCCCGAGGGCTGTTTCGTACTACGAGCAGCGGAGAGTCTTCGGCAGCAGCGTGAACAAGCCCGACACGTCGTGGTACTCAGTCACCGCGAGTCAGGCGAACCTGTCTCACTCCAGCCCGCGCCAGCCCGACGACGCGATCACCACGACGCTGAACTCACTGGAGGTGAACGAGATCCGAGCGTTCGTTCCGCTCGACGACTTGCTCGTGTTTACGTCCGGCGCGGAGTGGAAAGTTAACTCCACTAGCGACGAGTCAGGGTTCACGGCGGCGACCTTGCAGCAGAAGCCTCAGAGTAACTGGGGCATCTCCTACCTCGACCCGATAGTGGCCGGTGACAAGGTCTTGTTCGTGACGGAGAACAGCAGGAGCGTGCGCAGCATCGGCTACGAGATCACCATCGACGGGTACAGCGGCAACGACATGACCGTGTTCGCTCCTCACCTGTTCGAGACGCTGGAGATCACGGACTGGGCGTACGCGCGGTACCCGGATCCGCTCGTAGCTGTGGTACGCGAGGACGGGTGGGTCGCGTGTCTCACGTTCAACCCTGAGCAGGAGGTGGTGGCTTGGGGGAGGTGGAAGACGAAGGCGGGTAAGTTCAAGCGCGTGGCATCTACAAATACGAGTGACAATTCGGACCCGCACTTCTACTTTGTAGTGCAGCGCAAGGTCGGGAGCTTCACGCACCCGTTCTATTTCATCGAGAGGGTTCACTCTCGTAGGTTCGATGACGTTCGTGACTGCTTCTTCGTTGACTCAGGGCTCTCGTATGACTCTCCTCACAACGTGACAAATATCCAAGAGGGTATCAGCACGAATGACGGTCTCGTACATTTTACGGTAGAGAGCCCCACCGGATTCGCCGACGGTGACTTGGTAGACGTAGACGAAGTGGAGTGGATGCCTAACTTCAGCTCCACGTTTACGGAAACGCAGCCCAGTCAGCTAAACGGAAGCAGGTACAAGGTCGCTGCGCTTCAGTCTTCGGGATCAGATCAGTTCGTGCTGGCAAACGAAACTGCTGTGGTGTCCATAGAGGGGGCCACGCAGGCGGATCCCTGCGTTATCACGTCGACCGGGCACGGGCTCTCTGACGGCACGAAGATCGCCATCTTCGACGTCGGTGGGATGACGCAGCTGAACGGTAGCGTGTATGAGGTAAGCAATCCGACCGACGACACGTTCGAGCTGTATCGAATTGGTGGGGTCACGAGCATCGACAGCACGGGCTACGGCGCGTACACGAGCGGCGGGAACGTGCATCTAGCCGTTCTGTGGGACGGCTTCAATGATTACGTTGACGGGGGCGTGGTTAGGAAGCCTGCGGCAAACGTCAGCGGGCTGTGGCATCTAGAAGGAGATAGTGTAGTTGTCCTGGCTGACGGAGAGGTAGTTACGGGCAAGACGATCTCAGACGGTCAGCTGGATTCAGACCTTAGTACTGAGGCGAGTCGCATCCACGTGGGGCTCAGGATGGTAGCTGACCTGGAGACGCTCAACCCGGAGATCGCCAACGGGGGAGGAACGATCCAAGGTAGGAGTCAGCGCGTACCCAGCCTCACCGTGCGGTTCAAGGACAGCCAGGGCGTCCTGATGGGACCCGACGAGAACACGCTGGAGGCCGCCGACTTCAGCAGCTACGATGAGCTTCACACCGGCGACCACGAGATGCACATCGCCTCGGACTGGGAAGGCGGGGGTCGCGTGTACCTTCGCCAGCCAGACCCGCTCCCGCTCACGGTGACCGCGATTATTCCGCACCTTGAGGTCGGCGACGAGGACGAGCGTGAGTGAGTACGACATCGTGATGGCTGACAGGCACCACGTCACCCACGTGGCGAACCTCATGCGAGAGGCGGATGCCGAGGAGCTATGGGCTACGTACGGGAGAGACGCGAGCGTGCACAAGGTGCTGAGCACGTGCTACAGGGTATCACGTGATACCACCTACGCGGGGTTGGCGGACGGCGAGGCCATCTGCGTGTTCGGCGTCCGACCCCCGTCCCTACTTGGCGCAGTGGCCCAGCCGTGGATGGTAGGGACGGACGGCGTGAGGACGCACTCCCGAGCGTTCCTTCGCTTCAGCAGGCGCGTGGTGCGGGTCCTGTCGAGAGAGTTTCCTCACATGCGTAACTGGGTTGACGAGCGCAACAGCGACGCGATTCGCTGGTTACAGTGGCTCGGCTTTCAGGTATACTCTCCAGAGCCCTACGGGGCCGAGAGGCTCCCGTTCTGCATGTTCGAGTTGAGGAGAGACTGATGTGCGGTCTTGCTGAGGCCTCCATCGCGTCCACCGTCATCGGCGGCCTTCTCCAGTTTCAGGGGATGCGCGCACAGGGTGAGGCCGCCGAGGCGGAGGCGGAGTACCGCGCCGCCGTGGGGCGGAACAACGCGATGCGCGCAGAGTTCCTTGCGGAGGACGCTATCGAGCGCGGCAAGGAGGATGAGTCAGAGGAGAGGCTCAGGGGGCGCATACTGGTAGGTGCGCTGCGCGCTCAGCTAGCGTCCTCGGGGCAGGTGATCGACGAGGGTAGCGCGGGCGACCTCGTCGTCGATCAGGCGGAGGTGAACGAGCTGAACGCGCGGACCATTCGCAACAACGCCGCGCGAGAGGCGCAGGAGTTTCGCATCCGCGCCAGCCAGTTCGAGAACGAGGCCAGCTTGACGCAGATCGCGGGCTCGAACGCGCGTCGTGAGTCCGAGACTCGCTCGTTCGGAACCCTGCTGGGCACCGGGGGCAAAGTGGCCTCCAAGTGGTACGACTTCAGACGGGAGGGGGCGTTCGCCGTAGGCTAATGGTAGCCGTCAACACCAAGCGGGTCCGCACTCGCGCTGCGTCTCCGACGTTTCAGTCACCGTCTTCCGTTCCCTCGGGTGCGTTCGGTGGGGGCGCCGGGCTGATCGACTTCGGTCGCTCGGTGGAGGGACTGGGGGACGACCTCGGCGGCATCGCGCTGGAGATGGCGCGCGAGGACAACGAGACTCGGGCGAAGGAGGCCGACGCTCGCATAGCGCAGCGTATCCGGCGCGTAACGCTGGGAGACCCGGGAGACCAGTCCGCTCCCCCGGGGTACCTGCACACGCAGGGACGCGACACGCTCGGCGCGTACGGAGCCGCAGAGGAGGCCGTTCGCAAGGCCGTCGAGGAGGAGCTGGACGACGCCAATCCAGCCCTGCGCGCCATGATCCAGGAGAGCGGGTCCCGTCGCGTGCAGGAGGCCCTCGACCGCATGACGGGTCACGCTACCGAGCAGCGGCTCGTGGTGCAGGAGCAGGCTTCCCTCGCGCGAGAGGCGCAGGCGTTCGCGGACGTGAGCGCGGACTGGCGCTCCGACGAGGTGCTCGGTGCGGCGCTGGGCGTGGCCTCCGCCGAGGCTCTCGACAGGGCCGAGGCGCAGGGCATGGGAGAGGAGGCTGCGGCTCAGATGGTGGTCGAGCGCCAGAGCGTCATGATCAAGGGCGCCTTCGATGCGGCGCTCGCGAGCAGTGACGTGGAGCGCGCGCAGGCCATCTTCTCGAAGCACGTCTCGAAGCTGGACGGCGCCACGCGCACGACGATGGCGCAGACGCTCGCGGAGGACGTGGAGGTGTCCGTGGCCCAGCGCCTCGCGGACGAGGCGATGGCGCTCGGCGGCACCACGGCGGAGAAGCGGGAGTACATCCGGGATGCGGTCGACGGCAAGCTGCGCAGCGTGGCCATCGATACGTTCAACTCGATGCTGGCCGAAGAGCGACAGGACACTCGGTTCGCGCTCGCGATGGAGTCCGCGCGCAGGCAGCGCGAGGCGGAGAACCGCGTGGGGCTCGCGCAGGAAGCTCTCGATCGCATGGAGGCGGAGCTGGGAGAGGGCGCGGGGGCCAGCGAGCAGCGCGAGTGGATCGAGCGCAACTACGACGGAAAGCTGCGCGAGAAGACGCTGTCGATGCTTCAGACCCGCGTCGAGCGGGAGCGCGGAGACCTGTCGGCCGCGCGCGCGAGCGCAGAGGAGGAGCGAGTCGACAGCGCGCAGTCCGTCGTGGACGAGGTGCAGGCCATGGATCTCGACGCGGATGCCGCGCGGACGGAGATCACTGAGCGGCTGGAGGGTGCAGTCAGAGAGACCGCACTGACCATCTTCGAGCGCGAGCTGAGTCGTGAGCGTGGGGACGACGAGACGCGGAGGGCCATCGAGGCGAGGACGCAGGCGAACGTCAGATACATGGAATCGAGAGAGGCAGCCGCCAGAGAGGAGCGGGTGCGAGTCGCCATGCAGGAGGCTCACCTGTTTCTCGACGAGCGCGGGCAGGACGGAAGCTACCCCTCGGTCAGCGACTTCAGGCGCGAGCACCCGGACATGTACGAGACCCTGTCGGGGGCGGGAGAGGTCGAGGGCTTGCGTCGCACGGAGCGGCTGATCAAGGAGGGCAACATCTTCGCGACGGTGTCGGACGGAGAGACCTTCCAGAGCCTCGATGCACTCCCTCCCGAGGAGAAGGCGAGACTGGCGGAACCCGGTGCGCTCCTACAGTATCGAAGGTCGCTGACCGAGTCCGAGTACTACAAGATAATCACCTCGATCAACGCGGCGGCGGAGAGCATTAACTCGCAGAAGGAGAGCTTCTCTCTGTTCCGCCACGGCGACCATGCGCTGGAGGTCATGGCGGACAACTTTGGGTTCGACCGCGAGGGAAGCAAAGATAACAAGCGCGTGTTCGCGCTGGCTCGGAGCGCCATGCAGCAGTGGATTAACGAGCGCGTGCAGGCGGGCGAGAAGATCGAGCCGACGGCGATGGAGGCCGAGGCCGCGCGCCTGATGATGACGATCGACGTCGAGGAGCCGGGGCTCGACATCTTTCCGCACGAGCAAGGGATCGAGAGCTTCGACGGCATCGCGGCGGAGGCCGGAACGCTGACGCCAGAGGAGAGGCAGCTCGCTCGCGTCAAGTTCGAGAACATCCCCGACCCCGTTATCAGGCGCCTGAGCCTGATGATGAATCGCAACGGATACGGGACGGCGCTCGCGAAGATGGAGGAAGCGGACTGGGAGCAGATCGCCGGCTGGTACGCGGTCGGAGAGACCGGCCTGATCCTCGACTTTCTCGAAGACAAGATCGGAGAGTAGCGCGTGCCCTTCATCTCGGATCCCGACGAGCGCCGGCGCGGGCTGCTGCGCGACCTCACCGCGCTCCCGCCCGTGGTCGAGACTCCGCGCGCTCCGAGACGCAACTCCGCCGTGCCCGTGCTGGAGGTATCACGTGATACCAATCCGGACGAGGAGGCGAGGAAGCGAAGGACGGCGGAGGCGGCGGGCGTCCCTGCCGAGGCGGCGGAGTCCGCGCCCGAGGACGTAGAGGCCGCCGCGAGGCGCAAGGCGTTCCTGAGCGACCTCGACGAAGCTACCGCTACCACGCGCTTCCTCACTAACCCGAAGAACGCGCGGGTCGCGCACGACTCTGTCAGGGAGCTGAGCTTCATCGAGGGGCTGGCGAACAGCCTCGCGCGAGGCATCCTCGGCATCCAGCAGGGCGTGAGGCAGGCGCAGGCGGAGAGCGAGTACGAGGACGTTCTCGATGTGGGGCGCTCGTACCTGGAGATCCTGGAGGACGCCGGGGATCACGAGCTGGACAGAGGCCCCCTGGCTCACATGGAGGCCCTGTACCGCTGGGCTACCTCTCGCGTCTCGGAGCGAGAGACACAGGTGGGCCAGTTCGTGCGCGCGCAGCGAAGCGTGGGGGAGCTGGTGGAGCAGACGGCGGCTACCCCCATGTCCGGTCGCGCTCGCAAGTGGAAGGAGAGCGTCGAGGAGGCTGACACCGTCCTCGACAAGGTGGTGGCCGTCGTCAGCGATCCGGTCGGGATGGGCGCCTTCTCGGCGGAGGTCGGCGCGGAGTTCATTCCCCAGTTGATCGCGGCAGGTGCGGTGACGGCGGCGACGCGGAGTCCTGCGGCAGGCGCTGGCGCAATGGGGCTTGCTTCAGGGGCGACGGAGCGTTACCGCTCCCCGGCGGAGTTCCTGAGCGACGCTGGCGTGGACTCGACCGATCCCGAGGCCGTGCGCGAGCTGCTTCGTGACGAGCGTACCTTCGTCGAGGCGCAGGAGTACGGTGCCACGCGCGGGAAGATCATCGGAATACTGGACGCGCTCTCGGGCGGCATCGCCGGGAAGGCACTCGCCAACAACCCGCTCGGCGACCTCGCGCTCCAGACTATCGTGCAGATGGCGATGGGAGGTGGGGGAGAGGCGCTCGCGCAGAAGGCCACGCGGGGTGAGATCGACATCGACGAGGTCATCTTCGAGGCCGTCGGCGAGTTCGCAACGACGCCCGTCGAGGTGGTGGCCGTCGGCGGTAGGATGCTCGGCAAGCGGGCGAGCACAGTAGCTCGCGCCAAGGACGCGCTCGATGCTTCGCGGGCAGAGTCGACCGTCGAGCAGACGGACGCGCTCGCCAAGGCGGTGCAGGACTCTCCCGTGACCGAGCGCAGCCCCGAGACGGCAGCCGACCACGTGTCGACCGTATTGGCGGACGCCGGGGTCGAGGAGGTGTTCGTTCCCTCGGACGCGCTGCTGGAGGTGGAGGACGCCGACCAGCTGGTGAGCGACCTCGGCGTGGCTGACCAGATGGAGGACGCTGAAGCCTACGGCGGGGACGTACGCGTGGGCGCGCGCGAGTTCGCTCAGCACGTGCTGGCAAATCCTGAGCGGTATCAGGCACTCCGCGAGCACGTGCGGCTCGACGCCGAGGGGCTGACGCTGACCGAGGCGGGCGAAGTAACGGAGGCCGATGCCGTCGAGGAGGGGACGGAGGCGATCGCGGCAGCGGCCGAGGAGGTATCACGTGATACCTCGGAGAGCGCGCATACGATTCAAGCGGACGACGAGTCGGTCGGACTGGCGGAGCACGAGGCCGGCGTCGGTCTTATGTTCCGCAGCGCAGAGGAGGCCGGATTCACTGAGACGCAGTACGCCAGCTACGTCGAGGCGGAAATGCGCACGCACACGGAGGCCGCCCGCAGGAAGGAGCGCAGGCGCCTGAAGCGTGAGGAGCGCCGCCTGTCCGACGAGTACAAGGCGGCGCGAGAGGAGCTTCGGCCCGAGGTCGAGGAGTCCGTCGCCCAGCAGCCGCTCTACAACGCGCTCAACGGTATCGGGCGCGAGCGCTTCGACCGCGCCCGCGTGGTGGAGCTGCTCGGTGGAAACGAGGAGGCGCTGGCCCGGCTTCCGAAGCAGAGCGGGCGCGCCATCTACACGCAGAAGGGCCAGAGCGGCATCGGCCCTGACATGCACGCTGACGTGTACGGATTCTCCGGCGGTGACACTCTGCTCTACTCCATGCTCGACCGTCCCTCTCAGCAGGAGGCCGTCGAGGCGGAGCTGACCCGGCGCGTCGAGGAGCGACACCCCACGCTCGTCAGCGAGCGCGGTGAGGTGCGCGAGGCGATGGAGGCGCTGCACGAGGGGGACCAGCACTCCCAGGTCCTCGCCTTCGAGCTTGCCCGCCTTCGGCAGATGCGCGGTCAGAAGCGGATCAGCCGCTCGCTCATCCGGGCCAGAGCGCGGCGCGTGCTCTCGAACCGGCGCGTGGGGGAGATCCGTCCGCCCGCGCTTGAGACCCTACAGCGACGCGAGGGAAGACGCGCGGCGAAGGCTCTGCGCGCGGGAGACCTTGAGGCTGCTGCCCGCCACAAGCTGAATCAGGCGGTGGCCCACGAGATGACTCGCGAGGCGTACAAGGTCAGGGACGAGCTGGCGAAGGGTAGGCAGCGGTTCCGCCGGTACCTGAAGCGCGGGCGCGAGCGCGGGAAGCAGGGCGGGCTGCCCATCGAGTTCCGCGAGCGGATCCAGGACCTGCTCGGCGCGTTCCAGTTCGGGCGCCGGAAGGGCAGCTCTCGGAGGCTACAGCGCGCGCTCGATCAGCCGGACGTACCCAGGCGCCCCGGAGAGGAGCTTGAGGCGTGGACCGCCAGGAAGAAGGAGGAGGAGGGAATCGTGATCCCGCTCGGGCCGACGGTGACGGAGGCCGACGGCTCGACGCACTGGGAGAACCTTACGCTGCGCCAGTGGCGCGAGCTGCACAACGCAGTGCGCGACATAGAGACGGCCGGGCGCGAGGCGAACAAGCTGCGCAACATGCTGGACCGCGATGGCCTCGACAGCATCACCGAGGAGATCGCCTCGGAGGTCGACGCCAACCTGAAGAAGATTCTCCCGCGCCCGTCCGAGGACGTGGCCGAGCTGACCGATGTGTCGGCCATCCGCACGATGGTCGATCGATCGGTGGACACGATGCGCAGGCACGGGGTCAACTTGTCGAACATCCTCCTCAACGCAGAGAGCGTGCTGCGCCGGATCGACGGATGGAAGAACAACGGGCCGGCGGCGACGTTCATTAAGCACGGGATCGACCGCGCGTACAGCGAGGGTTACCTCCCGGGGCAGGTCGGGTACAAGCCGAGGAGCAGGGTCGAGAGCGAGCGGCTGAATCAGATCATCGACATGATCCCGCTTAGCGAGCGCCGGCTGCTGTGGAGAGAGCAAGACATACCCGGCGTGCATCGCAGGCTGTCGAGAGCGGAGCAGATCGCAGTGGTGCTCAACATGGGTAACGCGGAGAACATCCGCGCGCTGACCGAGGGACCGAACGGAAAGCCGGGTCAGTTCACGGAGGCGGAGCTTCGGGCCATCGTCAATCACGTGCCAAAGCGCTATCTCGACTTCGCGCAGGCGGTGTGGGACTTCTTCGAGAGCTTCCGTCCCGAGCTTCAGGAGACAGTGCGCAGGCGCCAGAACCGGAACATGGTGATGGTCGAGGCGCTGCCGCTGGAGACTCGCCACGGGACGTACAGGGGCGGCTTCTTCCCGCTCCAGTACGACAGCGAGCGGGGTGTGACCGCCGGTATCACGGGAAGTATTGACGTAGAGGACGCGCGCGACATGATGCTACGCGGGGGCTTCTCGGTCGCGCACACGCGAGACGGGCACACTCAGACGCGAGTGGGGTCAGGCGGTCGCCCGGTGAAGCTCGATCCATTCACCATCAACCGTCACCTCGACCAGCTCGTGTACGACCTGGAGATGGGCGACGCGGTCTACGACAGCTACCGGGTGATCCACAACCCGCGCGTGCGGCAGGCGTTCACCGATGCTGGACTGCCTCAGCTGTGGGACGCGCTCGACCTGTGGCACGGGGACGTTGTCACCGGAGAGCTGCACCGGGGCGGACTCATCGAGTCCTCGTTCCGCTACGTGCGCGTCGGCACCACGCTGAGCAAGCTCGGGTTCAACTTCGCGGTCGCCATGCTCCAGCCGCTCGGCCTGCTCCAGAGCGTCGTCATGGTGGGCAAGCGCAACATGGCGATCGGTACGATGCAGTTCCTGCGAAACCCGATGGCAGTGGCGCGCTGGGTGAACGAGCAGTCGCCGTTCATGGAGGCGCGCACGCAGGAGTTCAACAAGGAAATCCACCTCGCGCACCAGAACCTCCGCGCCGGGATGCTGGAGCGCATCGGCGGGCGCGACTTCGCGGGCCACGTGGCCGACTCCATGATGTTTTTCATAACCAAGACACAGCGGTTCACCGACCTGTCGACGTGGATGGGCGCCTACCGACAGGGGATGCGTGAGTTCAAGGGCAACCACGAGCAGGCGAGGATGCACGCGGAGCGCATGGTCGAGCGCACGCAGGGAAGCGGCGTGTTCCATCAGCGCACGGGATTCGAGCGCGGGACGGTGAGCCGTAACATCAGGAACACGGAGTTTGTGCGAGGACACTCGCTGTTCCTCTCCTACTTCGCAGCGAAACTGAACGTAGCCTACGAGCGGACGAAGAAGGTCGACTTCAAGGACCCGTGGAGTGTCGTCAACTATCCTGTCGACCTCGCTCTGCTCTACTTCGTGGAGGGGTTCGTTATAGCCCTCGTGGACCAAGCGTTTGGGGACGAGGATGACGAGGACTTCGCCGACAGCATGGTCTCGGGGACGATGGAGGAAGCAGCTAAGAGCTTCTTTGCTGGCTTCCCTGTCGTACGTGAAGGGGTGAGCAGGGCGCAAAGATTCCCTACTGGTCCGTCGGCAGTAAGGTTCGTGGGCGACGTGGGTGAGATGGTGAGAGAGGTGAGCCAGGGAGACCTGGATCGCGCCGCCGCGCGAGATATCGCGAACGTGGTGGGCGTGCTGACGAAGCTACCGACAGGACAGGTGGTTAATAAGACGGGTGACGCGGTCTACGAAGACTATCTGTGGGACGACACCGAGTGGTGGGAGTATCTCACTGGACCCGAGAGACGCTAGGGTGTTAGAATCGACGGGTATCACGTGATACCCCACAAGGAGTCGCGAGTGCCAACCAGCGAGCAACAGAGGCAGCTTGACACCGAGGCGCTCGCGATGGCGTCGAAGGCGCTCGCTCTGATCGAGAAGCACGAGCACGACTGCCAGATAGACAGAGCTGAAGCGTTGGCGGACCGAAAGGACATGCGGAGTTCAGTGCGCAGGATGCACGAGCGTATAGACAAGCTGATGGTGGTCACGATGATGACTCTCGCGAGCGCGATCGGCGGGTTACTCATCCTCGTGCTGTCGTGGATCGGACCGGGAGGCTAGCGAGGATGACACGGCAGGTAAGCAAGACGCTGAAGGCGTACCTCGCTACGCGCGAGAGCGCGCGGCTAGACGTTCATGACGACGGGTTCGGGTTCGCGACGGTCGGCGTGGGCCACAAGGTTCTCGACAGGGACAAGCTCAGGATCGGGGACACGATCACCACCGAGCGCATGTACCAGCTTCTCGACGAGGACCTGGAGTGGGCGTGCGAGGCGGTCGAGCGGTACGTGCGGGCTTACCTGTACCAGCGCGAGTTCGACGCGCTCGTGTGCTTCTGCTTCAACATCGGGCAGGCGGCATTCGCCGGCTCGACGCTGGTGAGGCGCCTGAACGAGCTGGCGGATACCCCGGGTCTCCGGAACCCGATGGAGCTGCGCGACAGAGTCGCCTGCACCATCGTGAGGGAGGAGCTGCCCCGCTGGAAGCGCGTCGGTAGCAACCCGGACGTGGTCGGCCTCTACAATCGGCGCATCGACACCGCGCAGATGTTCTGCGAGGGCGACTACAGCGTGGACTGGAGCGGGTTGGAAGACCAGCGATAGGTATCACGTGATACCCACGGAGACTGACATGAGCGATATCATCCTCTGGCTGGCCCTCGTCATTCTGGCGCTGGCCGCCGCCCACGCCCTCTGGCTTCGGTTCCAGTACCACGTGCGCGAGCGCAACCGTCACCCGCACTTTCGCGAGTTCCTTCGCTCTCGCGCGCTCCAGCATGCGCTCGACGTGGGTGCGACGGGCCGCGGCCGGGAGCAGAAGGTGCGCAAGCGCGCGCCTTGGTGGCGAGCGCCGTGGCTAGAGTTCTGCCTGCGCTTGCGGGTCGCGAGGGACGCCGGGCTCGGAGTGTTGACCTTGCGGGGCAAGAGCGCGCCGGTGGGTCGGCTGTTCGTGCGCGTGCGAAGGCGAGACGGTACGGTCGAGGACCACGGGCTAGTTTCGACCAAGGTCGTCACCGACGCTGGCGTGGCCGCGATGGTCGACGCCTTTCAGGATTCGTTCGAGCTGGAGACCTTCAAGTACCACGGGATCGGTACCGACAGCACGACGGAGGCCGCCGGCGACACGGCGCTCGGGACCGAGGTCGAGACCAGGGCCACGGGCACCACGACGGAGGGCGCGAGCGCCAACATCTACCGGACAGTCGGAGAGGTGACGACGGCGAGCGCGCGTGCAGTGGTGGAGCACGGCATCTTCTCGGCATCGTCGAGCGGAACACTCCTCGACCGCAGTGTCTTCAGCGTCATCAACACGGGCGCCGGGGACAGCATCGAGTTCACCTACGAGCTGACGATTCCGGCCGGTAGCTAGAGAGTCTACATGAGCTACACTCTCCTTCCAACACTCGTCCAGCCCCGCCTCAACGCGGGGGAGGAGTAGGCCATGCCGCCGATCCCGAGGAAGACAACGCACACGATTCTGTCCCGGGAACTCGAGGAGTTCCTGGGGCGCATCGAGTCAATCCGTGGGACCGCTCGGTGTTCTCCGCGATCAACCTCGGGAATGGTGACGGTATCGAGTTCACCTACGAGCTGACGATTCCGAGCGGCAGCTAAGGACATAAGACGATGAACCCGAAGGCGCTACGCAGCGTCATCCAGCCCCGGATAGACGCGGTCGAGGAGTAGACGATGCCCGTAGTCTCCTCGAAGATCGCCTACGACAAGCCGCGCGACAGCGGGATGCGGCAGATCCGCGAGGATCACACGCTGCACGACGGCACGGCGCACCCCCCGGTCAAGTATCTCGCGGCGCCCGGACAGGATGTAGAGGCGATCATGCGCGCGCGGGTACCGGAGATCGACAAGCGTCTCAAGCGTCGCGAACTGCGCCAGGTCGACGCGGCGCTGCGCGCAGGTCGGAATCCGCTTGCCGAGCCACTCGTGGAGGCGTCCCGCGCGGAGGTCCTGCGCGATCAGATCGAGCGGTACAAGAGCAGCGACGACGTGCGCCACTTGCGTCGTATCTACGCGCTGATCGCGCGGGTCTCGGACTCGGAGATACAGGCGCTCGGCTACAAGCCGCAGGTCGTGCGGGCGAAGCTCGCGGAGGCGAAGTCCGCGGCTGACTCCCTCGACGGCTACGTTCCCCCCGGCGACGAGGTGAGCGCATGACCACGCGGTACCTCGGCGGGGGCGACAACTCCAGCCCGACGACCGACCCGGGGACAGGCGGGGATTGGTCGAGCAGCCACGACACCTGGGCGAACGCGATATCTGCGATGGCTGTCGGGGACACGCTGATCGTCAAGGCAGATTACGCCGAAGGGGGTATGAGCGGCGCCTTGGGCTTCCCTGGGAGTA